AGGCGAATGTGTGTGTGACCTGGGGGTAGGGGGTTGAATGCCGTTCGCTTCCACGACGATCCGGGATCGTCGGCGGGCTGAGGTTCGCCGGCGTGACGGGGACGCTCCGTGTGCGTTGCGGATCACCGCGGATTGTCAGGCGTTGAGTGGCTTCATTGATTATGACGCTCGTGCGCCGCATCCGCGTTCGTTCGAGGTTGACCACATCGTCAGTACTGATGAGGCGCTTCGGATGGGTTGGTCTGAGGAAGAGGCTGACGCGTTGGACAACTGTCAGGGTGTGTGTCGGCAGTGTAATCGTGCGAAGTCGTCTGGTGTTCGTCCGGTGGCTGAGGTTCGTCCGTCGTATGTGAATCCACGTTTTATCTGATCTTGCGCTGTTTGGCGCGTTACGCCGACGCCGGGCGGTCAACCGGCGGGTCCGAGAGGATAGCCGATGGCTGAGTACACCACGTTGAATGAGGCGATGGCCGCTGGTGATGAGCTGGCGGAGGCGCAGATTCGTTACCGTCTGCTTGCTGAGGCGTTTGAGGAGAAGCCGCAGCTTCGTTCGCAGCTGAACACGCAGATCGAGCGTGCTAAGGCCGAGATTTTGCGGTTGAAGGCGCTCAAACCTGAGTCGGAGTCGGCTCCGAAGGAGTCCGGCAAGGTTGTGGCTTTCGATGCCGATCGCTTCCGGAAGTCGGGTTAACCCTGCGCCGCTTGTCGACATTGCCCGCCAGTGTTTCATCCCCGATGACATAGCTTTCACGCGCTACAACGAACTGATCGCGCCTGAGCTGCCCGGTATGGGGATTGTGCTCGATCGGTGGCAGGAAGACATTTGGTACGCGGCCCTGGGTTTGCGTGAGGACGGCACGCTGGCGTGTGATGTGATGGGTGTGACCCTGAGCATTGCGCGGCAGGCCGGCAAAACGTGGGGCATCATGGTCGGGCTGATTGCGATCTGTTTGTCTCGTCCTGGGACGCTGGTGATTTGGTCTTCGCATCATGATCGGACGTCGTCGGAGACGTTGACGAAGATCGCGGGGATTGTGGAGAAGCCGGCGATTCGGCCGAAGATGCGTGCTCAGCACCCGGTGGTGCAGACCGATGACAGTCGTGGTGTGCATTTCGCGAACGGGTCGCGGATTTTGTTCGGTGCCCGGTCGGCGGGGTTTGGTCGCGGTTTCTCTGAGGTTGATATTCAGGTGTATGACGAGTGTCAGAACCTGAAGGATTCGGCGTTGACGGACATGCTCGCCGCGATGAACGTGTCTGAGATTGGGTTGGCGTTCTTTATGGGTACGCCGCCGCGCCCGCAGGAAGTGGCGTTGGGTGTGCATGACGCGTTCAAGCGCAGGCGGGATAAGGCTTTGGCGCCGGTGAAGAAGCGTCCGTTCAAGGGCATCTATGTGGAGTTCTCCCCGGAGAATCCCAAAGATGTGGTGGCGGACATTGATGCTCCGCGGTTCTGGGAGAAGCTGGCGGAGGTCAATCCGTCGTTCGGGTTCCGTGTCGGGAAGTCGGCGATTGAGCGTCTGGTGGAGAACATGTCCCCGGAGGATGTTCGCCGCGAGGTGTTCGGCATCTGGGATAAGACGAACGAGACTCTGGCGGTTGTTCCTCGGGACCAGTGGAACAACCTGGCGGCGGATGTTGATGTGGATCCGGAAGATGTGGCGGCGTACGGGATCAACGCCACACGTTCTGGCTGGTATTGGATCACTGCTTGTTGGCGCGAGGGAGAGTCCGCGCACGTAGAAATTGCTCTTGGGACACAGTCGGAGGTGGAGGCGATGAATTTCATGTCTCGCCACGCCACTAAACGGACACCTATCAAGCATGATTCGACCGGTGCGGCGAAAGCTTTGGGGGAGAAGCTCAAAAAGCTGTACTTCAATGCGTCTGCCTATACGCAGAATGAGGCTGGTGCGGGGAACGCGTTGTGGCTGAGTTTGGTTGAACAGGGACGTTTGTCGCACGACGGTCAGCAGGATCTTGAACTGGCTGTGCGGGGGTCGCGCCGTCAGGATCGTACTTCGGGAGGTTGGATGCTTGTGCCACGTTCCGAGTCGTTCGATATCGGTCCGGCTATCTCCATGTCGGGTGCGGTGTATGCGGCGATGACCGCTCGCCGCCCGTCTGGGAACAGTCGCGCAACGCATCGGCGTAAGCGGCATTCGAATGGGGTGCCGGCGTGATTCAGCAGCAGACGGTTCGTATCCCCAGTTTGTCAAACGACGAAAACGCCCTGATCAATGGTCTTCTCGCGCAGATTGAGAATCGGCGGATGAAGAATCTGCTGCGCACGTCGTATTACGAGAACAAACGCACGATCCGCTATGTGGGGACGTTGATTCCGCCGCAGTACTTCAACCTTGGCCTGGTGCTGGGGTGGACAGGCAAGGCTGTTGATGCGCTTGCCCGCCGCTGCAACCTTGAGGGCTTTGTGTGGCCGGACGGTGACCTGGGTTTCCTTGGTGGAACCGAGATCGTGGATGACAACCATCTGCTGTCGGAGATTGACAGCGCGATCGTGGCGGCGATGCAGCACGGGCCGGCGTTCCTGATCAACACTGTGGGTGATGAAGGTGAGCCGGAAGCGTTGATTCACGTCAAGGACGCCACTGAGGCCACCGGTGAGTGGAATCGCCGCCGTCGCGGTTTGAACAACTTGTTGTCGATCATCGACAAGGACAAAGAGGGCAAGGTGCTGTCCCTGGCCCTGTATTTGGACAATGAGACGGTCACCGCGCAGCGGGACAAGGCCACGTTGAAGTGGCAGGTCGACCGTGATGAGCATGTGTATGGTGTGCCGGCGCAGGTGTTGCCGTACAAGCCTACTCCGAAGCGGCCTTTCGGTCAGTCGCGGATCACGCAACCAATGATGGGTTTGCAGGACGCTGCGACGCGGGCTTTGACTCGCCGCGAGGGCCACATGGACGTGTTTGCGTACCCCGATTATTGGCTTCTGGGTGCGGATGAGTCGGTGTTCAAGAACGCTGATGGTTCGCAGAAGACGATGTGGGAGATCCGGTTGGGTCGGATCAAGGGTGTTCCGGATGATGCCGAGGCGGATATTCCGCAGCTTGCCCGTGCGGATGTGAAGCAGTTCCCCGCCGCGAGCCCGGATGCGCATTGGTCTGACATCAATGGGTTGGCGAAACTGTTCGCCCGTGAGGCGTCGCTTCCGGATACGGCGGTGGCGATTTCTGGGTTGTCGAATCCGACGTCGGCTGAGTCGTATGACGCTTCGCAGTACGAGCTGATCGCTGAGGCTGAAGGCGCGGTGGATGATTTCACGCCGGCGCTGCGGAAGGCGTTCATTCGTGCTTTGGCGATGAAAAACAAGGTTGCGATCGACGAGATCCCCGATGAGTGGAAGTCGATCGATGCGAAGTGGCGGGATCCGCGGTATCTGTCGAAGTCGGCGCAGGCTGATGCGGGTATGAAGCAGTTGGCGGCGGTGCCGTGGCTTGCGGAGACCGAGGTCGGTTTGGAACTGATCGGTTTGACACCCCAGCAGGCGCGTCGGGCCATGGCCGACAAACGCCGCGTTCAGGGTCGCGGCACGCTGCAAGCTCTGATCGACCGGTCGAACAATGGCACCACAGCTCAGTAACGTCCTGCAAGGGTTGACGGTACTGGCTCTCGATGATCTGGATGATCTTTGGTCGTTGAGCCCAGCAGAGTTGGAAGCCGCCTTGTTTGGGGTGTTTCCCGATGTGTTGGAGACGTGGAGCGAAGCCGCCATGGCGGCTGCGGCGGACTGGTACGACGAGCTGCGTGAAAGCGCTGAGGTGGCCGGCCGGTTCTCCGCGATCGTTGAACCCATCGAGGATCTTGGGGCCTACGCGCTGGCCGGGTGGGTGGCGGAACCGTTGAAACTGCCCGAACCTGATGTGCTTTCCGCCAAATCTCGGTTGGAGGACGGCTTCCAGAAGCGTCTGGCCAACTCGGCGAACTACACGATCACCGGATCAGCCCAGGAGGATCCGCAGGCACGCGGATACATGCGGCGCACCCGGCCCGGTGCGTGCAAGTTCTGCATCATGGTCGCCTCCCGCGGCGCTGTGTACACCAAGCAGTCGGCAAGGTTCGCGTGTCATGGGCATTGCTACTGCGAGGCTGTCCCGGCGTGGGGTGGTCAAGCGTTGCCGGTGGAGCCGTACAAGCCATCGGATAAGCCGTCCACGCCGGAAGATCGTGCCCGCGTGCGGCAATGGATCAAAGACAACCTCGATTAGAAGGTTCACAAGACTTCCCGTCACATGGCGGGTTACGCCCACGTCCGGCGGTCAACGGACGGACCAGGAGGAACAAATGTCTGAAACTGCAGAAGGAACGACTGCGGAAGGCCAGGGCGGCAACAACAGCGGAGAGACGCCCGCCGCGAACGAGTTCAAGGCAATCACCTCGCAAGAAGAGTTGAACGCCGCGCTGAAGGAACGTTTGGACCGCGAACGGTCAAAGTTCAAGGACTACAACGACCTGAAGGCGAAGGCTGCCAAGCTCGACGAGATCGAGCAGGCCAACCTTTCTGAACTCGAGAAGGCCAACGGTCGGATCACTGCTGCTGAATCTGAGCGGGACACCGCCAAAGCGGAAGCGTTGCGGCTCCGCATTGCGGTCACGCACGGAATCTCACTGGAAGACGCTGATCTGTTCCTCACTGGAACCGACGAAGAGACTCTCACCGCCCAGGCGAAGAGGCTCGCAGACCGCGCCGCGGAGCAGGCGAATGCCGAGGCCGAGCGCAAGAAGAAACATCCGAATGTGCCCAAGGAGGGCACGTCGACAAACAGCGGAACCACCCAAGAGGAAGAGGATCTCGCGTTCGCGCGGACCTTCTTCAGCGGCGGCGGTTCCTAACCTCTGAAAGGAAACGCCTCTCATGGTCGCTCTTGCAACCGGCACATTTCAACTGCCGAAGCACCTGGTGCCCGGCGTGTGGCAGAAGGCTCAGGGACAGTCCGTCCTGGCCCGCCTGTCGATGGCCGAGCCTCAGGAATTCGGTGAACAGCAGTACATGACCCTGACCGCCCCGCCTCGCGGCGAGGTCGTCGGTGAAGGTGCTCAGAAGAGCGAGTCGACGGCGACGTTCGCTCCCGTCACCGCCATCCCCCGTAAGGTGCAGGTCACCCAGCGGTTCAGCCAGGAAGTCAAGTGGGCTGACGAGTCTCGTCAACTCGGCGTCCTGCAGACCATGGCGGACCTGTCCGGTGTTGCTCTGGGTCGTGCTCTCGACCTGATCGGCATTCACGGCATCAACCCGCTCACTGGTGCGGCTCTGTCGGGTTCGCCGGCGAAGATCCTCGACACCACCAACATCGTCGAGCTGACCACCGGCACCTCAGCCAAGCCCGACCTGGCTGTTGAGGCTGCTGTGGGTCTGGTCCTCGGTGACAACCTGTCCCCGGACGGTGTCGCGCTGGACAACACCTTCTCGTTCATGCTGGCCACCCAGCGTGATTCGCAGGGCCGCAAGCTGTACCCGGAACTCGGTTTCGGCACGGACGTCGCTTCCTTCGCCGGCCTGAACGCGGCGGTGTCGGACACCGTCCGTGGCGGCCCGGAGGCTGTGACCGCGTCGACCGGTGTGTACCGCACCACCAACCCGAACGTGAAGGCCATCGCCGGTGACTTCTCCGCGTTCCGTTGGGGTGTGCAGGTCAGCATCCCTCTGGAGCTGATCGAGTTCGGCGACCCAGACGGTCTGGGTGATCTGAAGCGTCAGAACCAGATCGCGATCCGCGCTGAGGTTGTGTACGGCATCGGCATCATGTCGACCGATGCGTTCGCCGTGGTCCGCGACGCCGACGAATCCTGATAGGGGAGATCATGACCGCGAAGAAAGTTGAGACGGTCACTCTGATCGCCCCCAACGGACAGACCGTTCTGGTCGCCGAGTCCAAGAAGGATGCGCGTCTGGCTGGTGGCTATCGGCTGCCGGCGAAACGTGCATCGGCGAAGAACAGCAAGTGAACAGGATGGCGTGACCCGTGACTGAGATCATCAAAGCCGCAGACCTGCCCGATGACATCGCCGCGAATGCGATGGCCGCAGTGTGGGTTGACGGTGCGAATGCTCGCGCGTCACGGGTCGCGCCATGCCTGGCCGCCGACCCTACTGACGACCAGTTGGCGGAGGCGAAGCTGATCCTGATCGGCGCGGTGATGCGCTGGTCGCAAGCCGGATCCGGTGCTCTGCAATCGCAAACCATGGGTCCCTACGGGGTCACTTTCGATACGCGCCAGCGCGGCGGGTTCAACCTGTGGCCCAGTGAGATCACCCAGTTGCAGGACATCTGCAAGAACGGTGCGGAGTCGAAAGCATTCGCGGTCGACACCGTGGCCTGCGGGAATTACCACTCGCCGATCTGCTCTGTCTACTTCGGTGGAACATGTTCGTGCGGTGCGGTTCTGGCGGGTCAGCCGATCTACGAGCAGGAGCCATGAGATTCCCCACTCCGTTCACCGTCGGCGTGCATTCCTACTCTGAATCCGGTGAGGACGACTATGGTCGCGACGAACCGATGTGGACCCCACCCAAGGACGAACCTGGCACACCACAGGCAGTTCATGGATGGTCCTCACCATCGTCGACGGAGCCGAAGCTCGCTGGGCACGACAGGGTAGAGGTGCACATCGAACTTCTGGTGCCGCCGGAATTCTCGACGGGGCCACACGATGTGATTGACCTCGAAGGGGTTCAGTACGAAGTCATCGGATATCCGGAAGACTTCACTGGGTCACCGTTCGGTGGGGTTGGCGGCAAAGTTGTGAATCTTCGGAGGGTTGAAGGGTGATTGTCGTTCACACGCATGAAGAGCTTGCTGAATGCGAAGGCGCAACGCGTTTCTCCACCGATGAACACAACAACCTGTGCATTTGGGGTGGCTCCAAAACGGACCAACTGTTGGGTGTGTTTCACGCCGGACATTGGGTGAAAGTGGTGGTGGAAGATGACGATCAGGGTTAAGCACAAGATCGGCGGCTACTACAAGCTCCGATCGGCTGGTGGTGTGGTGGCGTTCGAGGAAGCCGCCGCGAAGGATGTGGCTGCCAGAGCCAACAAGCAGTTGAAAGGCAAAGGCGGTATTGGGTTTGCGGTGTCGAGCCGGCAGGGTGCACGGCGGCCACAAGGACGCTGGCGTACCAGCGTCGCTGCGGTGTCACCATACGCACGACGCCATAACGCGAAGCACAACACCCTGATCAGGGCTCTCAGTGGGTGACTTCTGGCTGCCGGACGCCCCGGGTGTGCTCACCGGCATCCGCATTGTCAAAGAGGGACAGCCGGGGATCCGGGTCTCCGACGAAATGCCCACCAACCGTCCTAACCGAATCATCATCATCTCCCAAGTTGACGGACGACGACCAAACCCGGTGCAGTCCGTACACCGGCTGCTGGTCGAATGCTGGCTGAGCAAAGCACTCCGATCCAGCATCAACATCGAAGCATGGTGCGGCGAAGTCTCGTCCGTACTACGTAACTCGGCCGGATCCTTGTTTTCGGGGGTGTTCTCCTACGGCTGGTCAAACCAGCAAGGACCCGTGGACTTCCCCGACCCAGACGTCACCGACATGGACCGGTGGCAGTTCCACGGAGACCTCACACTCTCCACCAAATAACTGAATACCGACCCTTTTTTCAGGCCCAGCCAATCAACGCCTGAAAGGGGCGCGAGCCATCATGGCCGATTCAAAGAATGTGTGGGCCGCAGGCCGGTCCGCTGATGACGAAGCGTTTTTCGGCGCCCCGCTTGGGACTCCTCTGCCGACCGACGCGATAGCTGAACTCGATGCGGCGCTCGAACCGCATGGCTGGATGGGTGATGACGGATTCGTCAACAACATTCAGCGTGACGTGACGAAGCACAAGGACTTCGCCGGCACCACAATCAAGACTACGCAGGACAACTACGAGGAGACCGTGGCTGTCACCTGCTGCGAGTCGAATCCGGTCGTGCTGAAGACCGTGTTCGGTGACAGCAACGTTGACGTGGACTTCACCGACGGGCATCGCAAGATCACGATCCGTCACGATGAGGCGCCGCTGCCGCGGAAGTCGTTCGTGGTCCGCGTGGTCGACGGGGTGAAGACCCGCATGCTGGTCATCCCCGAGGGCCAGGTGACAGAGATCGGTGAGGTGACCTGGCTGTCGTCCGAGCTGGTTCAGTACACCCTGACCATCGACTGTTTCATCCCCGCGAAGGGCTCGCATCCGGAGAACCCGGCCGGCGTCAACGAATACATCGACGAGCCGGACGTTCTCGACGAGTCGTAACAACAGTCCTGCCCGGTGGTTTTCCGTGGCTGGGCCTGGCCACCGGGCAGGCCCTCAGGCCCAGCCCAAAAAACATCGAACAAGAAGGTCCAGCCAAAATGACCGACATCATTCCCGCCTCCGATCCGCGTGTGCGAGTCACACTGACATTCCACCCCGAAGGGCAAGCCCCACTGTCGGTGTCGTTGCCGCGGTGGGACTTCCTCGATGAGGCCAGTGTCCGTGACATCAAAGCCGCGTTGCGCCGCTTCAAGCAGGACGCGGAGAAGCAGAGCGACGAGATTCGCCGCCAGTTCCGCAAGTACCAGGTGGAGTCCCGCAAGTACCAGAAGGCGTTGGCGGCGTGGGAGAAACGACTCGACGACCCCGACGTTGAGGATCCTGGTCCAGAACCGGAGGAACCGGAACGCCCCGACTTCGGTGAACAGATGGACGAGCGGGAAGCTGAACGCACCGCGAACCTGGCGCTGTTCAAGGTGGTCTTGACCGATGAGCAGTTCTCGGTGGTGGAGAACTGCACCTCCGCGGAAATCGCGCAGGCCAAGGCCGAGTGGGATCGGGTGTCTGCGGTTCCGCTGGGGGAATTATTGGCCTCTCCGACCTCCTCGACGGAGAGCACGGGGGGGCCATCCGCGCCGACCTCCTCGCCCGCGGATGGACAATCCGAGACATCGGCCCCCGAATCTCCTGGGGTGACGTCCGCGACCTGATCGCCTGGCTCCCACCGAACGGGGACAGCGCCTACTACCGGTCTTTGCATCCCCGTTCATGGTGGTGGACACCGCTGTTCGATTTCCTGGCGATGATTCTGGTGACGTTGCAGGGAGCGAACTGGCAACGCGGCGGCGGTAAGGGAACACGCCCCAAGATTCAGAAGCGTCCCTCTGACAAGCCGCCGGCCGTGAGATCGGTCGCCGAACTCGACGAGAAGAAACGCGCACAGGCCGATCACATTCGGCGGCGCCGTGCACAGAAACAACGGGAGGTGGCCAGTGGCTAACGGAACTGAACTGGCCGTCGCCTACGTCAGCATTGTGGCTGAGACGAAACAGCTCAAGAAGCAGATCGATTCGGCATTCAATGAGGCGGAGTCGGCGTCCCGCCGTTCCGGGCAGAAGATCGGGCAGAACCTCAACACCTCCATCGGGAACGGGTTGGGCGGGTCGAAGAACGCAGCCGCCAAGGCTGGTGCAGACGCCGCTCAGGCGTATGAACGTGCCCTGCAGTCCTCCATCCGTGGGGAGAAGATCGGCAACGCTGTCGGAACGGTCATCGGTAAGGGTATCGGCCTGGGCATCAAGGCCGGTATTGGTGTTGCTGCTGCAGGTGCTACTGCCGCTGTCGGGCTGCTCGCTACCTCCCTGACCAAGGGCTTCACGCGGCTGAAAAACATCGACAACGCCAAGTTCAAGCTTGAGGCTCTTGGCCATTCGGCGTCTGATGTGAAGACGATCATGGATTCGGCGTTGAAGTCGGTGAAGGGCACCGCTTTCGGGCTTGATTCTGCTGCCAACACTGCCGCCACTGCGGTCGCCGCCGGCGTCCCCACTGGACAGTCTCTCACCGACTATTTGTCCAATGTCGCGGACGCCGCGGCGATCGCCCAAACGTCGCTCGACGATATGGGTTCGATCTTCAACAAGGTCCAAACCAACGGTAAAGCGATGACTGACGATCTGCAGATGCTCGCCGATCGTGGGTTGCCGATCTTCACGTGGCTGCAGAAGCAGTACGGGGTGACCGGTGAGGCGCTGCAGAAGATGGTTTCTGACGGCAAGGTTTCTGCCGCGGACTTCCAGCGCGCGGTGCATGACAACATCGCTGGGTCGGCGCAGAAGATGGGCCAGTCGTTCGATGGCGCGGTTCAGAACCTTGACGCCGCCTTGGGGCGGCTCGGCGCGACGTTACTTGGTGTGCCGTTCGAGAACGCCTCTGGTGGTATCGGTACCCTCACCACCGCCCTGGACAACCTGAATAACTGGGTCAGCGCCCATCAGGCTCAGATTGTCGACTTCTGGACGGCTCTCGGTAAGGCTGTGGTGTGGGCCGCTCAATCCACACTGCAGGGCGCGTCCGACATCATCGAAGCTGTCGCCGGCCTCGCTGGTGGTATTGGCAATGTGCTTGGAGCCGTCAACAAGTTTGAGGCGTGGCAGGCAGATATCCGCGGGGACCACGACACCGCCAACGAGTTGCGCACTCAGGCTGAAGAATTCTTCAGCTGGGGCGAGGGACTTCAGAAGGTGTCCGATAACCTTGCTGAGGCAGCGCAGAACGCTGGGAGTTTCTACGGCAAGCTCGATACGTGGGCTGCGAAGACGAAAGCCGCCGCGCAGGTCGCCGATGCTTTGGGCGACTCATTCATCAAAATCAACGACAACGGGCAGATCATCGTTGAGTCCAACGCCATGGAAAAGGTGGAGGAACTCAACGACCTCGGCATCGTTGTAAAGAATCTCCCCGACGGGTCATTCGAGGTTGTTGCCGGCACCCCTGCGGCGCAAGCCGCCCTGGACGCGTTCGTGTCGAAAAACTCGACCCTCCCCCCTGCCACTGTTCCGGTGGATGTGGACATCACCGCCGCTAAGCAGAAGCTGCAAGGTTTGTACAACGAGGTGTTCCATGCCCCGTCGGGATACACGCCGCCCACAACAACTCCGGGCAGCGTGGGTGAAATGCTTGTGCCGGCCGGCGCGGACGGTTATGTGCCCTATAACCCTGAGGATTGGAAGCGTCCACGTTTCGGTGGGGGTCGTGCTCACGGCGGTCCGATCGGTGGCCCCGGCCCGAAGGGCAAAGACAACACCCTGATCATGGCTGCCCCCGGCGAGCACATGCTCACCGCCGATGAAGTTGATGCTTTGGGTGGGCAGTCCGGGGCATATGCGTTGCGTGCGGCGATCCGCGCCGGTGCGATCCCCGGATTCTCCAATGGTGGTGCGATCAAGCAGGGCGGCGTTCCGTGGATCGACCAGGAAATCGGTGCTACCGACAAGGATCGTCGAGGAACATCGCCCGACCCGAACCGGGGTAACAACCCCAACCAGAAGGGCCTGCCTGACTGGAGTGAGGGCGGCAAGTGGGGCGATCCGCCCCCCGGATGGTTCGACAAGCCGATCGACCCGGACGATTACCTGTTTCCGGAGTGGTGGCCGCCCGGTATGCGGGACATTTGGAAGCACCCATATGACCGCAGCAAGATTAAACCGTTTGCGGTTCCCGGGTTTGAGAATGGTGGCGCGATCCCCGCGATCGACTACGCCTACCAGAACTCCGGGAAGCCGTACCAGTACGGGGCGTTCGATTGCTCAATGTTCATGTCGCAGATTTATGCGCGCATGGCAGGTCTTCCTCCGGGCCGGTACTTCACCACCGATTCCGACTTCGAAGCGTTGGGGTTCAAGCGGGGATACAAGCCCGGAGCGTTGAATGTCGGCACTAACGGTGGCAGCGGAACTAACGGTCACATGGCGGGCACCCTGCCCAACGGCATCAACGTGGAGAACGCGGGCAGCGCCGGATCCATGTATGGGGCTGGGGCGAAGGGCGCCAACGACTTCTCCCAGCAGTGGTACTACGAACCACCGAACTCCGGAGACATGGGGGACATGCAGCAGCACGGCATGTCCGCTGGCCTGCCTCCTGGGCCGGTCGGTGCCGGTGGGCAACCCGTCCAGGGCAGTGATGGTGCCGCGCTCCCCACAGATTCGGGCCGAACTGAGGGCTACATTCCCGCCGGCGCCGGCAACACCAGTGTTGCGGGTACCAGCTTTGTGTCCGGGTTGTACAACATGGGCGCCGAGGCGATCAACGGTCTGATCGACCAGGCGGCTTCTGCTGCGGCTACCGCGGCTTCGGCTGCCGCAACGGCGGGCAGTTTCGGTGCCGGCGGTCAGGCCGCGGGACCGGCGGCGGCGTTCGCAATCGGGTTGGGTGCTAACGCCGCTAAGCGTGGTGTGTCGTATGGATTCCAGATGGCCGGCATCGGCACGGACGCACTCATCGAGCAGTTGACTCCGTTTGGTGCTCCGCGCTGGCTGTCCACGGATGTGACAGCGTTCTTGCCGCAAGGGGCGGCTATGCCGGCGGCCACGACGACCGGTGAGCAGATGGAGCAGCAAGCAGCGGGTGCGCAACCCACAGCGGCTGGTCAACAACCGGTAGGACAGCAGCCTCCGCCGATGCCACATCAGGGCAATGGGGCACCGCCGGGACCGGGGGCGCCTACCCCCGCACTTCCCGCAGGGCCACCTCCTGGGCCGCAGGCTGCCAGCCAGCCGGTGACCCCGGAGCAGACCGACTGGTGGCGCAACATTTTCTCCTTCGACCAGGGTGGCGTGCTGGAACCGGGAATGGTTGGCAAAAACTTCTCCAGCCGCCCCGAGTACGTCTTCACCGAGGACCAAATGGCCGAATTGACACCAGCAATGGGCCGCAATGCACCCCTTGTGGGCACGTTGCAGGCACTGGATATGGATGAGGCGATGAGCAAGCTTTCGAAGGTGCAGCGCCGCGAAGCGATGACTCATCAGGGGCGGCCATGAGTCAGCCGGGGATCCGCGATATCTCCATCCACGGGCAGAACGATGAACACCTTTGCGTGCACGGCGAGGACCGCGGTCGGCAGGGTGTTTATCTGTCCGAGGGTGGGGTGTCGGAGCTGTACGACACCCCGGAGAAGCAGACGTGGAAGCAGGGTGCTCGGCAGCGCCGCGCCAAGCAGAAGTCCCGGAAACCGGTTGCTCGGGACATGGATTTGCAGTTCACGTGTGTGGAGACGAATGGGCGTACAGCGGAGCAGAACGAGTCACTGTTGATTCAGGCGATCGGGTTCGAACTGGACCGCTACGACCTGGACGCCAAGTACGCGAAAATCAGCGTCTCCACGGAAATGTCAGGCACCAGATACTTGGACATCGTCCAGTACGAGGACCCTGACCTGTCCCCGAAGATCGACCCGATTCAGCAGCAGCTGTTGAAGCCGCTGTTGAAAATCCGGGCCGGCGACCCGGACTGGTATGAGAAGCCGCACGTGTCGACCGCCACATTCACTGAGGCGGGCTGGGGTGAGGTGGAGGTGTCCAACCCCACCAACCGTGACATGTTGGTGAAATGGGTTGTCACCGGCGGAACCCCGACGCTGCCGGACTTCTCGTGGGGCGGGAAACCAGGGAATCGCTCCCCGATGGGGAAGGATGCGGCGCGGATGGTGCCGTGCCGCAACATCACCCCCACCGATGGCGGGTTGACGATCGACCTCGATCCCGATGAGTTGATGGCACGCACCGCCAACAACACCAACTATCTGGCTCGTATGGGTGGTCAGTTCTTCATGCATGTGGTCCCGCCGTACACGCAGAAACAGAAGCTTCCCGTGTACGTGACGGACGTTCCCGAGGGAGGGGTGACTGTGCAGTTGATTCAGCCGCGGCGCTGGTCCCGCCCGTGGGGTCAAGAGTGGGTTAGCTGAAGTGATCGACGTCGAACCGGACCTCACCGCCGAGTGTGAGGCGATCTGGCGTGCCACGCTCGCGCAGAAACGCCAAGAGCAGATGCTGCGCGACGAAGATGTCCTCATCCGATTGTGGGATGGGGACTGGGGCTTGCACCACCTGATGCGCAACGAGTATTCGGCGACGTTCGCGTGGATCTCGAATGATTCGGGGCCGGCGCAAACCGAGGTGCCGTTCGATTCTCCGGAGGGGTTCTGGCTCTACGACATGTGGGGCCGCATGGAACGCGGCGAGAAACGCAACGTGCACATCACCGCCGACTATTGCGGTGCCCGCTGGTCGGGCCGGCTCGACAAGTGTGTGGTGGAGTACCGCGAAGACGGTGACGTGGTCGTGGTGTGCGACTGGCTGCACGACTATGAGAACACCAAGTGGTATTCCGTGTGGAGTAACCCTTGGTTGCCGGCTGCATTCCAGTTCCCCCGCGCCTTTCTCGTGGCAGGTCCGGTCACGTGGATTCTGAAACTCGCCCTGCACCTCCAGCTGATCCGGGAACACAACCCGCTCATCACTATCCCTGACGACCCGCTTGACTTTGCGTCCTACTTGGATGTTTTCGACCAGTCCACCTGGCAAGTAGTCGTGAAGCCAACGTCGTTCATCGACGCGATGAACTCCGGTGTGGTGTGGGGCCTGATTTCTAGCCGCTGGCAGAACTGGCACGACATGGCGCACACCATGCTTGAGGACGCCGAACTGTCCGTGCAGTGCACCCGCTACCTGCCAGGCGATCCGGAGCCGTGGCGCGGCGCGAACTTGCGCTACGGAACCCTCGTAATCGATATCGTCGACAAGTCTGGTGTCCACATTGGAACTTCGAACGGCGGCACCGCATTTGACGGACTGGCTCGTACAGTGGCCGAATTCGCCGACGACTTCATCGATTCCACTGAGAACCTCATCGAGGACACCGACCAGCCGAACGACTACTTCCTCCCCAACCTGCGGTTGACCCACAAGGAACACCCGTACGCGGTGTACCGGCAGGTGGAGACCGGGCAGCACGTCAACTCCCCAGCCAAGGGTGTTCAAGTGAACGTCGGCGGCCACTCGATGCCCGGCGTGAACGAGGCCATATCGGCGTCCATTCAGGCGGCCTTTGACATCCTGGGTGGTCTCGCCCAGATCGGATCCCTCGGCGGCACGGTCGACACCCTACTCAAGCCCCTCTACGAGGACACCATCCTCGCGTGGTGGAGCGTCAAAAGCATTGAGAGGGCGCAAAAGTCAGGCTGGTCTAGGTACTTCGAGTATTTCCAGGACGGTGCCAACAAGGCGTACACCATCGCATCCCTGATGGTGTTGCGGGCCGGGTTCTGGGCAACCAAAACTACCATCTCCTGCAAACTGAAAGTTATCGACGGTGCCCCGTACCTGATCGGCGACAACGGGCTAGGGCACTACTTCCTCGATGACCGTTTGGGATACGTCATCCCTGATGATCCGAACGGCCGGATCTGGATGGACCGCGCCCGCAAGATCGAACTGAAACTCTCCGAAGACGGTGCCAAGGAATGGATCCCCACCATCGGAGACGACAGGGCTTTGCAGGACCCTGCCCAGAGGGCTTGGGGAAAGATCGAGCAAATCGTTGCCGGACTACGAGATTTGGGTGTCTACTGATGGATTTCCCGACTCGCGAGAACTGCGACCCCACCAACCCGGAAGAAGCATTTCTGTGGATGCTGGTGGCGTGGCCTGGTATGCGTGGCGGACAGTTGGCGATGCCAGTCGACTACCTGCGGATGGTGTCGAAACGCCTGTGGGACTGCGGTGCTCGGCCCACAGAGGAACCGGTCATCAAGTACCGCAGGCCGTCCGGTAATGAGCCGCACTGGCTGACCTCACCTGGGACGTGGGTTCCGGTGGAGGAACCTGACCCGGAGCCGAATCCTGCCCGCGATGCGGTGGCCCGGCTGACGCCGCAGCAGCAGGCCGAAGTGTTCCGCGAACTGCAGCGGCTACGTGAAGAGGAGTCCGGACGATGATCGGCGACTACGGCACACGCTACGACGACATGGTGATCCGCCGCGGACAAGACTTTGTTCACGTCTTCGAACTGGCCGCAGGTCAGTCGTTCGCCGACGACACCACCGCAGAGTACGAAATCTATTCTCGGGACACCACCGAACTTCTCGGGTACTGGCCGGCCGCTGAGGTCACCTCGACCTCAGTTCGGGTCCAGATCCTCGCTGCCCTTCTGGATCCGATCCCGAACGGCGCGTTTTACACCCTGTACGTGCAAGAACCCGGGTATCCGCGTGTGGCGTGGTTTGAAGGTCCGGTGTGGAGGAAGGGACGCGCATGATCACTTCACAGTTGAACGAGCTGTGCGCCGCCTACGGCAACGTGGACGGGATGAGCCTTCACACCGCTACCGGGTCAGACAACTCAAACATGCTCGGCAGCAAGGAGTCTGTCACATGGGGAACCCCCACCAACGGAGTCATGTCTAGCAGTGTCACTTTCGAAGAAGTCAACGGCGCTGTCCGGTTCGTGCGCGTGTGGGACGGGGATACGTTCATTGAAGAGTTCCCGATCAACGGCGGCACGGGGGTGGAAGTTGTCTCCCAGTCGGTGACGGTGGCGATTCAGCATCGGGCGTCAGCATGATCGGTGCTTCGTCGTCACGGTCCCACAAGCCGATAGCCCCGCCCCTCACGGACGGGGTTTTTTTGGGCGCCGTTTCCCGAGCCTCACATTCAACGTCCCTGTCTTTGAAGACACGCATCTACGACGACTTCAACGACGGTGTACGCGACTGGATCAACGTTCGTGGACGACTCACCACCACCGGCGGCGCATCACCAGATATCACCGCTGAGGACAGCCTGTTCGATCCGTTGTCGTGGGTGGTCGGTGCTGCCGGGTATCACCGAACCGAGATGCTGTCCGACAACATTAGGGCAAAGATCACTGTCCCTGATGGGCTGATCATCAACGGCACCTCGCAGTTCTGGTTTTGTGGAGATACGGCGATGACTCATTACTACGGGGTGGAAATCGCCTCCGGGTTGTTGACCGGACATCGGATTTCCCTGATCAAAGGCACGTCTCCGAACTCGTGGCGCCGCTACAACACCACCAGTGTTGCGTTGGCGGCCGGCAACACTATTGAGGGCTGGTATGACCGCCCAAACTCAACGCTGCGTATGTACCGCAACGGATCTCAACTCGGATCAGGTCTGGTGGTACCCCCCACAGAGATTCCTCACGGGCCTGGCCGCCGGCGGGTCGGCGTAATCATGGGTGCGGACTGGTGGATCGCTCCCGGCGGAAACTTCGCTGATTTCGAGGCTTGGGACGTATGACGCAACCAGATGGCCAGTTTCCCGATTCGGCATTCAACTTCGGTTCGCTAGCCGAGTTGGCTGCCCGCCCCCAGTCGGAGTGGCAGTCGATGATGCGGGGGCAGACATCCGCAGGGTTCGACAAGTTTCTGTCGGCGCTGTTCGGTTCGCTGCCTGAGGATTTGCGGGAAGGTATCGAGTTCACCCGCGCGGTGATCACGGCGATCATCCGGCAGATCCTGAACCTGCCGGGTCAGGTCTGGAACACGGTTGAGGATGCGCTCGCAGCGCTCGGCTCTTGGGCGTCCGACATTCCCATCCTCGGCGACATCATTGACCTGATCAACTCGATCCTGTCGCCGATCTTCGGGGGTATCGACTTCTCCGACGGTGTGCAGCCGGCTGAGGTGTGGGAGACGGTCACCCGGGTTTTCATTGAACCGTTGAACTTGCTGATCGGTCCGCGGTCGTTGCTGGCGCAGCTGTTCGGACAGTTGGGGCGGGCGCAGTCCATCAACTTGCTGTCGGCGGGCGAGTTTGCTTCCGGTTCGATCACGAGCGACGCCGGCTGGTCTATCGATGAGGACAAGTCGCGCAGCAGTGACGGTTCGGGTGCGGCGAAGATCGTTGCGGATGGCACCCAGAAGGCGATCCACACCGAAGACGTGATCGCGGTGGCGCAGGAGTTCACCCCGAAGGTGTTCATTGCGCATGAGGGGTATGTGGGTTCGGGTGTTGCTGTCCGGTTGCAGGTGATTCCGCATCGCGGCGATGTGACAGATGAGCCTGTCGATGTGGCGACCTACACACCGAGTGCGGCGGATGTGGAGTGGCCGGGTGTTGAGCTGTCGGGGGTGTATGAGCCCGCTGAGGGTGTGACGGGGGTTCAGGTCCGGCTCCTGGTCACTGAAACCGTCACGGGTGGAACGTTTTATTTCGATGATGCGTCGGCGTCGCAGAACACCCGGTTGAAGCAGGATTGGGTGGACGGTTTGCCTGACGTTCTGCAGAACTTGTTGGGTCGGATCGATCTGCTCATTGAGACGATCATCAACACTCTTAGGGGCACGGTCGGGGCGATTCTGAACCCGTTTGAGGAGTTGGTGGAGGCGTTGACGTCGATCAACCCTGCCAACATTCTGGGGTCGTTGGGCGCCGGCAACATTGCTGAGGCGATTCAGGATTTCTTGGACCATCTCGTTGGCGGGTTGGTGGGTCAGCACGGCACGGGGGCGAGCCTCCCGGACTTGTTTAACACGATCCTTCAGGTGTCGTCGAACGCGGCGCAGGGGGCGTTTGCGTGGCTGCTGGCGGGGATCTCCACCAACAAGCCGGTTGATAAGGGTTTGTTGCCTTCGGGGGACGCGAATTATCCGTATTCGAATGCGAATACGTGGCTTCCGGTGACGCAGAACGCGACGCTGGCCATCACCTATCGTGCCGCCAAGTCGGAGCCGATTGGTGTGATCGGCTGGCTCGGTAAGGGATCGCAGGACATCACCGCGTGCTACGCGAATGTTCGCAAGATCGACAAGGCTACGGGTGCGCGTGTGCGGGTGCATCACTCACCGAACTTGGTGTCGCTGCTGCCTCCGGGTGACACAACGGGCTGGGTGTACTACCAGCTTGACGAGGCGCTGCCCCGCGAGGTCAGCGACGAGTTCGAGGTGCAGGTTGTGATCGTCGGGTCGGGCACGCACTACATCCGCGGCTACGACGAAGAGGATGACATTCCTGATCATCCGTATGCGAATGTGAAGTCGACGGCGGCGGTGCGCGACGAGACGACCAATCCGGACAATCCCCCGTTGGTGATTGCGAAGTCGGCGGTGGTGCGGTCGGCAAAGGTGCCGTGGATTGAACTCGCCGTCGATACAGGTTCGGGTTCTGATCATTACGACCCGATGGTTCTTTACTTGGGCACGAATGAGACGACGATCGCGAAGCCGAAGTGGGCGAATGCGTTTGACCTGTTTGGTGTGGGTGGTTCGGGTGCTGGCCGGCAGGCGTCTTTGGCGCAGTTCGGTGAGGGCGGCTGGCCTGGTAAGCCGAACGGCGCGACCTTCATCGAGGGTGAACATTTCGAGGCCGATGAGGACGTGATCATTTCCCTGATTCCGGGCACGCCGGGTGCTGGTGGTACTGGTGTGGGCGGCAATGGTGGCGACACTGTGTTTTCGTTCGAAACGTCGACTGGTGTGCACGAGTTGCGGTGTGAGGGCGGTGCGGGTGGTGATTCGCTCGGTTTGATCGGGAAGCCGATCGGCCGTGGTTACCCGGATCCGTTGGAGTACAACGGCGAGCAGTATTTGGCGGGTGGGCATCAGAAGGTGCCCAGTGGTGGTGGTATCGCGCCGGGTGGTGGCGGTAATGGTGGTGACCGGTTCCTCAACCATGGTGGTCCTGGTGCTCCTGGTGGTGGTTGGGTGAAGTTTTACCGCCGGGCGGTGGATGCGCCTACCCCGGAGCCTGTTGATACGACGCCGCCGACGCCGCCGACGACTGAGGTTGTGCGGAAGTCGTTCTCGACTATCACGGTGCGAGCAGTGGGGAGCACAGACGAATGAGCGTTGTCTCCTACAACGTGTATGACGCGGATACGGATCAGAAGCTCAATGAGCAGCCGATTCCGATTGATCAGGATTGGGATTGGACTGGTCGGGCGTCTGGTACCCCGTACCGAATTTATACCCGCACGATTGATCAGGCCGGCAACATTTCTGATCCTGGCCCGGTCACTGAGGAGACGACTGAACAGTTCACTCCCGATTCGGAGATGGATCCTGCCGATAAGGCGGTCATTGATCAGATTTTCACGGATGCGATGGCCGCCGGGGCGGGACCTGGCCTGATCTGGTACATCTCGGGGCCGAAGGGCACCTATATTGGCGCGCGCGGTTCGGCGGGGAAACGCCCCATCACTGTCGATGATCATTTCCGGATCGGTTCGGCGACGAAACCGTTCGTGGCGGTCGCGGTGTTGCGTTGTGTTGATCAGGGGTTGTTGTCGCTGGAGGACACGATCGACCAGTTCGACACCGACCAGTACAAGTTGAGTGATATTCCGAACGCCAGCAAGATCAAGGTTCGGCACCTGCTGATGATGCGGTCGGGTGTGTTTGATGAGCAAAAAGACCTCGGCATGTTGTTGCGGTTGGTGTTGTTCCCGACGATGGAGTTCAACGAGCAGGCCCATTTCAACATCGCCAAGGGCAATCCGCCGATGTTCGAGGTGGGCACCGACTTTCATTACACCAACGCCAACTATGTGCTGCTGGGCCTGATCGTCCAGGCGGTCACCGGCCGCAACATCCGCAACGTGGTCATCGAGGACATGTTCGAGCCGTTGGGGCTGACAGAAACGTCGTGGCCGAACACGTCGGAGATGCCGGCACCGTATGCCACGGGGCACGGTGGCGGCGCGGGTGGTGACCCGACAGTCATTCACCCGTCGTACGCCTACGCGGCGGGCTGCATCGTGTCCACCATCCACGACCTGCACAAGTGGGTTGAGGCGCTGCGGGATCGGGTTCTGTTGTCACCTGAGACGCACGCGGTGTGGATGTCGACGTTCTGCCCGATCGGCATGCAACCCGACTTCGGGGCGCCGCCGCAGGTGGGTTACGGGCTGGGCATGTACGACTTCGGCGAGTGGAAAGGCCACGCGGGCTCGTGGCCTGGCTACGAGTGCTCGCCAACATGGCATCCGGAATCGGGTGCGATCGTGTGCATTGCGGAGAACTCGCAGACGACGGGCACCGACAAGATGACAGTGTCGACGTTCTCGCGGATGTTCCCGCAGATCGCCGAGTTCATGCTGCCCGGCTCGATGGCAGCCAAGGAATACACGTCGTGTTCGGTGGCTGCGGATCCGCGCGCGTTCCCGATGGCGCCGGCCAGTTTGGGTTATGGCGGGGTATCCGAGGCGTTGGCGGGCAGCGGGGCGGTGTCGAAGCCGTTCACCGCGGCGGCCGGCGCTGACGTGTTCGCTTTCGTGAACTGGGATCGCCAGGGTTCTATTCCGGTCGTCAAGTACGGCGGTGTGGACATGACACGTATCGCGGTGGCGTATCACAACAATGATGCTCAGTACGGTGGGCAGGCCCTGTATCGGTTGGCGGGCGCTGGCACTGGTGTGTCGAAGACGCTTGCGGTTTCGGGTGCTTCGACGTGGATCACGGGGTTTGGTGTGTCGTTTGGCCCGGTGTCGGGTGTGTCGTCACCTTCGGTGAACTTCGGTATGGGGACGGTGCATTCGCATTCGGTGGCTGCGCAGCCCAGTTCGATCACGTTGCAGGCGTTTTCGGGCGCGTATGGTTCGTCGCAGTTGGGGACGGTGTCGGGTGGCCGGAATCGGGCCCGGTTCGTGGGTGTGTCACCGCAGCTGGTGGTGAACACGGCGTTTCAAACCGGTGTGGTGTCGGCGCTGTCGCCGACGGCGAATCGGTGGTCATCGATCGCGGTCGACATTCAGATCGCCCAGGACGTGGATTTGAAGCCGTTGCCGCGTGTCCTGCCTGTGACCGGCGGTCAGCCGCAGGTGTTGATCGATGTGGCGAACAAGGTTTTGGCTCCTTCGCCTGCGGCGCTGCATGTTTCGGGTGGTCGTCCTGGTGGTGAGGCGCTCACCCCGGCGGGTGCGGTGGTGTCGGTGACGGGTGGCCAGCCGGCTATCGAGGTGAAGGCCGCGTTTGAACCGTTCACTGAGGAGAACGTGAATCGCACCAACGCCCCGGTGCCGGTGGGCACTACGGGTGCGTGGGTGCGCCTGGGCGGCGCCGGTGGTGGCGGCGGCTCCGGTCGACGCTCGAACTCGGGCTACCGCTACGGCGGTGGCGGTGGCGGCGGCGGCGCGTACATCGATGTGTGGGTGCCGGTGGAGCTGATGGGATCGACGTATTCCGTAACCCTCGGCACTGGCGGCGCGGGCGGCGCCAAGGCGTACTCCGGTGACGGCAGGGACGGCGCCGACGGCGGCGCGTCGACGTTCACCTCGGGTGGTGTGTCGCTCACCGCGAACGGCGGCCAGGGCGGCAAAAAGGGCGCCAGCTCATCGTCCAGCGGCGCGCGCGGCCTCGGCGGCACCGCGGTCATCACCGGCATCACTGCAACGGGGTTCTCCGGCGGCAACGGCGGCAACGGCGGCAGCAGCCCAACCAATGGCCAGAGTCGCACCAACGGCGCTGGCCGTGGCGGTGGCGGTGGCGGTGGCAAGCTGTCCAACGACAACACCATCAGTGGTGGATCAGCTGGCACCAGTGATGGCCCCGCAGGCAAAGGCGGCAGCGGCTCAAGTGGCGGCAGCGGTGACGGCTTCAATGGCGGCACCGGCACCGATGGCTACAACCGTATCGAGTGGTCCAACCTTCCGAATGGGGGTGCGTGATGCCCGGATGGATCGTGGAAACCATCATCACCCCCGCCCCGGCGGCGATGACTGTCGCCGGGGGCCAGCCCCCGGTAGAGGCCACGCAGCATGTCCTGCTGCAACCCGCCGCAGCCGCCCTCACCATCACCGGCGGGCAGCCATTGTCGGGGCCGGTCGCAATCCCCACCGCCGCTGCACTCACCATCACCGGTGGACAACCCCAGATCCGGCAAGCCCGCATCCTCGAACCCAGTGCCGCCAACCTCACCATCACCGGCGGCCAACCCGTTGTCACCCAAGCCATGCGGCTCACACCGGCCGCGGCGGCGATGACCATCACCGGGGGACAACCAGTCGTCACCAGCAAAGCACCCGCCGCATACCAGGCGGTCGGCGCCGGAACGATCACCTCAGGCAGCCCATCACTATCCTTCACCGCCGCAACCGGCGCAGACGTATACGCAGTCATCAACTGGGACCGCTCCGGAGGCGGCGTCTCCACCATCACATACGGCGGCGTCGCCATGACCCTCGTCGCCACCTTCAACCACAACAACACCCCCGCCAACGGTGGTGTCGCCATCTACCGACTCGCCGGCGCAGGAAACGGCGCAGCAAAAACACTCGCCACCACCACATCCGGCCTGGCCTGGTACTACCTCAACGCCATCTCATTCACCAACGTCGCCACAGTCGGAACCGCCACCGCAACATACGGATCCAGCACCGTCGCCTCACAAACGATCACCGCCCCCGCCAACGGGGTGATGCTGATGGTGGCGACCTCGGGTGCGGGCGCTGGGGCGGTGTACGACTTCACTGCGTTCTCCGGACAAACCAACAGGTTTCACGGCGCGTCGAGTGCCACCTCACTGGCGTTATCCACCGCCACCGCATCCGGCGCAACCAGCGCGACTGCCGCCGCGGCGCAGGCGTGGACTGTCGTTTCAATTCCGCTGAGTTAACCCAACAACCCCTTCGAAGCCCACCAGAAAGCCTGGTGGGCTTTGCCATTTGAAAGGAAACCACTGTGGCCGCTGGAACTTGGACCCTGCCGTCCGGAGCCCGCAAAATGCTTCTCGACGGAACCTTCGACCTCGACTCCGACACCTTCAAAGTCGCCCTCGTCACCTCGTCATCCAACATCGGTGCATCGTCCACCACATGGTCCGGTGTGACTGGTGAAGTGTCGAACGGCAACGGCTACACCACTGGTGGTGTCTCGGTCACCCTGACTCTGACGGGCACCACGAGCGTGGCGGTGTCATTCGCCACCAACCCCGTGTGGACCGCTTCCGGGTCGGGGATCACCGCACGCTGGGCAGTGCTGTACGAGGTCAGCGGCAACGTGCTTGCTTATGTCCTTCTCGACGCCACCCCCGCCGATGTGAGCGTGGCTTCCGGCAATACCCTGACGATCGATTCGGACGGGACACCTTCGCCGATCTTCACTCTGGCTTAGCTACGTCGAGCCATCCAGGCGTCAATGGTCTCGGGGAGCCAACCCTTGACGCGGCCGACAATGGCATCGGGCTCGGGGAGTCGGCCGGGTACCTGGCTGTATGCCTTCACTGTGTTGAGGGCAAGGCCAGTCCGTTCAGCCACCTCCGTGATGCTCAGATATCGGACCATACCCACTATGGTACATGTACTTGCGGGCACACACTAAAGTGTGTAGAGTCTGATTCATCAACTTGAGACACCGCCCGGCGGGGCGAAAGGCCTGAGAAACCAACCCCGCCGAGCGGCCCACCCCCAACAGGAGGCCCGCACCATGTTACGCACCGCAACAGCCACCGTCTTCGCAATCGCAACAATCGCCCTCGGAATACCCGCCGTCGCCGACGCCCAACCCGGCATGTGCGACAACCACGGCACCGGCCACGGCATGATCTACAAACACGCCTGCGCCAAAGGCAGTGGTGGTCAAGGTGCCGTGTGGAGCCCCGTCATGAACGGTGACGGCACCGTGAAAAAAGTCATGACTGACAACGGCCTCAAGACCGTGAAGCACTGCGTGAAGCGCTGCGGCGGTGGACGCCACCTCGTCGAGACCACCGACACCTGGTGACCGGCCATGAACAGGATCCACATCTCCAGCCACGGCCCCGCCGGCTGGAACGCCACCATCCTCTTCACCGCAGGAACCGTCCTCACCGTCTCTGACGACCAAGGCCGCAAACACCTCATCGACACCTCCCGAGTCGCCATCAAGAGGCTGTCATGACCAGCCCCGAAAACATCACCATCCGCCTCGGCAGAAGGCAGCTACCGCTCATCCCAGTTGTCACGATCACGCTGCCGCTGTTCCTGTTCGCCTTCGGCCTCCTACTGGGCTACGCCTGCCAAACAGGACTCATCTGATGCGGATACGAACCGCGATCTGCGTGGGCGTCCTGACCGGCTACGGACTGTTCCTGGCCGCAGCGTTCATGTTCATGATGGGTTGGGGGTTCGATGAGTTCGAAGACCACCTCCACCACCTGATTGGGGAAGACTGAATCCATGAGCGTTCACGTTGTCCCGAACGGGGACATCATCGAGCACCAGTTGAACGACGAATGTATCTGCGGACCTGAATCCCAGGCAGTGAAGCGGGATGACGGATCGATTGGTTGGTTGATGAAGCACCACAGCCTAGATGGGCGAGAGGCGAACGAATCATGATGGTGAATGTTCCTGGGTATGGCCTGGTGCACGTCGAATTGAAGGTGGAGACGGAGCGCGTCGAGAATGGTGAGCTTGTGTGCCGCGTGTTTGTTGACCTGCCGACACCGCCTGACGGTGGAGGCGAACCGCTCCCGGTAGCCGCCTGATGGACCAACAGAAGTCACGAGTGTGCCGTTCTCGGCGTAAGGACGGATCGCTTTACGTGTACCCCATCTGGGACGTTTACGACTCAAGCGGCGAATGGTCTGGCGCGTTCGACACATGGCCTGAAGCGATGGACTGGGCGACCAGCATAGCTACCCGCATCGAATACTGGCTCTCTCGACAACAATCCCGCAGCTAAGGATCTACCCGCACAACTGAATACCTCCTAGATCACCCCGACACCCGATTGGTGCCGGGGTGTTTCGTATGCCCGAAAGGAACCCAACCATGGGCCTGCTCAACAAGCTCATCGACTTCGACCCCATCATCGACCGCGCCGTCAACGCCGCCATGGCACAAGTACCCGGGCTTCTCGACGCCGTCGAACACCGTATCAAAGCACTACTACCAATCCTCGCCGCGGCGGCAGCGAAAGCACTCGCCGACCAGCTCGACAATGTGCCCGTCGTCGGCACCGTCCTCGACATCGCCGAGAAAGTCCGCGAAGACGTCAACCAGATCCCAGACATCGACATCCCCGGTCTGTCTGACATTTTCGACCTCACCGAGTGGCTCAAGGGCCGCCGCTGATGTACCGCACCAAAGACCAAGTAGCCCTGGAGTTCATCGCCGAAGGGCGACGCCGCAAGATCCACTCCAGAGGCATCATCATGGCCATCGCCTGCGGCCTCGTTGAATCCAACCTCACCGTCTACGCAAACAGCAAGGTCCCGGAATCTCTTGCCCTGCCACACGACGCGGTCGGCTCCGACGGGCGCAGCGTCGGACCGCTACAGCAGCAGGTGGTGTGGGGGAACAACGCTTGGTGGTGGGGCGACGCCGCAACCTGCATGGACCCCACCAAGAGTGTCGGCTTGTTCTATGACCGGCTCGTCAAACTCGACTACATCAACATCCAACCGCCCGGGTCCGCCGTTCAGGCCATCCAACGATCGGCATACCCGTTGCGCTACGACGAGCGTTGGGGAGAAGCGCAGGCGATCTACAACCGGCTCAAAGACATCGCTCCGCAGGAGGGGAACCCTGTGCCCGACGAACCACGCCCGGATTTTAATGAGTTTCCGATCTGGTCGAGCAACAGCAGTGCCCGCAGCGGCAAGCCGACCATGTTCCTGATCCACACCCAGGAAGGCGGGGGAGGGGACGCCGCTGCGGAGAACTTGGCGAAGTGGTTCCAGAACGGCAACGGAGTGTCCTACCACTACACCATCTCTCAGGCATCCGATGGTGGTGTGACCGTGGTGGATTGCGTCGACACCGACCGGTCCGCCTGGTCTGTGGGCAACGCCAACAGCATCAGCATCAACCTGTGCTTCGCCGGGTCGCGCGCGGCCTGGTCGCGGGATCAGTGGATGAAGCAATCCAACGCTATCGATACCGCCGCGTATCTGGCGGTGCAGGACGCGAAGAAGTACGGCTTCGAACCACTCGTGGTGCCCCCGCCGTACACGAATGGGCGGCCGGGGATCTCGGATCACCGGTGGGTGACGGACGTGTTCAAGTGGGGCACCCACACCGACGTCGGGGCGAACTTCCCGTGGGACTACTTCAGTGAGCGGGTCGCGTTCTGGGCCGCCGGCGGGAAGACGGAACCGCAGGAACCGGAGCCCCCGAAAGAGAAGCGCTTCCCGGAAGACTACACCGACCGGGAACTGTTGGAGCGCATCGCGGCCCGTACCGACTACATCTACGACCAGATCGGCCCCGGCTTCGATGCGTGGGGTGAGGACGGTGACCTTGGCCGCAACGCGAACGGCGAGCGTCGCACTTTGCGCGCTGGCCTTGCGGCTCTGATGCGAAAGATGGGTGCCCTGTGAATCTGAACGGTGCCTACATAGGTCTCGGCGAAGGTGACCGCAGCCATGTCGTCGTCGAACTGAAAGCTCTGCTGAAGCGCAAGTTCACCCCGGCCCGTAACACCCTCGACGATGGTGACCTGTTCACCCCGGAACTGACTGCCGAAGTCATCCGAATCCAACAGGTCTACACCCGCGAAGGGAAACCGGGGGCGCCGCACTACATCCCCGGTGTGGTCAATTTGGAGTTCAAGTACGACGTTGGACTCCTGAAGAGGCCGGATCCGGTGAAGCCCATAATCTTCACGCAGGAGGGGCACCAGTCGAACATGTTCTTCGGGCCGTGCGCCTCGACGGCGAGCCAGCTTGAGCAGCAGGGCGTGTGCCGGTGGAAACCGATCGGAGATTGGAACACCACGGCGTTGCCGTTCGACAAGAGCGGTGTCGATGCCTGGTATCGGCAGTTGTCGCGCAACGAGATCGAGGGCCCGCCGGTGGACCCGAACAACCCGAACGGCCCCAAGGTGATGTGGCCGTTCCCTCCTGGGACTCCATGGGGCGGCATCGGGTTCAGCCGCGGTGCCAAGGATTTCTGCGACTTCATGGATAAGTACGTCATCCCCGTGAACGCCCCGTTGCATTACCGGTTGAAGGACTTCCGCCGCGGCTTGGCGTTCGGCAATCCCCGACGGGCCAAGGATGCGATCTGCGCCTGGGCGATCGACCCGCCCAACGAGGGCACCAGCGGCATCATGCAAAACAAACTGTTCGATGCTGCCGCGCTCGGCATCGGGGACCGGTGGGCCGAGAACGCCAACGACAACGACATGTTCGCTGAAGTCAGCGATGATGCTGCCGGCCGCGACCAGACCGCGATCGCCCGGATCATCACCGAGAACTCGTGGGTTGGTGGACCTACCGCCATTCTGGCGCGGGTGTTGGCGTTGTTCGGCAACCCGGTCGGTGAAGGGCTCGGGATTGTGATGGCGTTGTTCGACGCGATCATGTTCCTCGCCGCGAACCCGAACCCGCACTACTCGACGTTCGCCACACCGGGCGACGTTGAATGGATGAAAGGTGTCGCATGAGCACGGGACCATTGACCCATGAATGTCGCTGGTGCGCCGGAACGTACACCACCGACACATGGACCGCCCACACACGATCCTTGAGACATCGCGTGTGGACGACCATCACGAGCATCTTTTTCCTGGCCTGAGAAAGGAAACAACACACCATGTGGACATTGACATTCTGGAAAGACACCGCGGAGCGGGTCATATCAACCTTCGCCATCGCACTGTTAGGTGTGTTTGGTGCGGAGAAGTTCGACCTGTTCCACGCGGACTGGAAAGCGGCGCTCGGCTTGGCTGGTGGTCAGGCGTTGCTGTCTCTGCTCAAGGCACTCGGTGTGTTGAAGCTTCCTATCGGTACGCCGGGTTCGGCGACGCCGGTTGTTCTCACCGAGGCGAAGACCGATGAGTTGGGGACGTGACGATGTGGAGCGCCGACTTCTGGAACGGTCTCGGCGTTGTCGGCGTCGTACTCATCGTGGGATTCCTTTTCCTACTCTCACTGCAACGAGGCTGGCTCGTGCTGGGTATCCATCACCGTGAAGTCGTTGACGGACTCAAACGGGAGAACAACGCCTATGTGCAACGAGCCAAGCAGGACGCCGAAGCGATCGCCGAGTTCGGCCGCGCCGATGCGAAACGTGCCTTCAATGAGGATGGTGTGGCGAAAATCCTTACTGCTCTCCGTGAGACCATTGAGATAGGCGGAGGTCACTAGGATGAAGCACCGGTGCACGATGATTGCTTGGTTGTTGAATCCGCTTCGTCGTGAGGTGGCTCAGGTTCATCGTTCCGCGGCGTTGGCTGAGGCTGAGGTTGTGCAGTCTGCTGAGAGGTTGGAGAAGGTGAAGCGGCAGACTGCACGTTCGTCGGCGGTGAATGATGCGTTGCAGCGTGAGATTGTGCGGAATGGTTGGACTGAGTTGTTGCAGAACGCTTGGGGGGCGCGGTGATGCGCGGGTTTTATGCGGCGGGTGTCGCCGCTGTGTTGTTGGTGTTTTTGTTGGATGAGTGGCTGGACATTGATTATGGGTTGGCGGCGAAGTGGTCGTTGACTGTGTTCGCGGGTCTGCTGCTTGTGTTTGTGTTTCTGTATGGGTTGCGGTCGCGGTGGCGGTCGAACCGGATCGGCCGCGTCTTCTTCACCAAGAGCGTGTTCGTGGCTTTGGTGGTGTGTCAGGGTTGTGTGTCGGCGTGGGGCGGCGCGGATTACCCGTACAGGGATGTGATCCGGTTCGTGATTTACGCGTCGGGTGTGATTGCGTATGCGCCGATGATCATCACGTTGTGGTGTGAGCAGCGTCGGGATCGGCGGCGGCGTGAGGCTGCTGTTGCCTGATCCGTGGATCGATGGGTATGCCCGGATCGGGCTGTTGTTGTTGTGTATCGCGTGCGGCGCACTACTCGCCTACGCGATCCTGTCATGACACGCGCGTAGTATTGATGGCCTGGACAACGGCAACTGTTCACGAGAGCCGCCCCCTTGCACACACTCTCCAGTGCAAGGGGGCGGTTTTTTGTGTGTCCTAGCGTCCGTCACCGTCGTACTCGCCGCGAGCCTCACAGATCCTGCGCCATAACTCATCGCGATACGCCACATTCGCAGCCCGGTCCGGCTGACCGATACTTTCGAACGCGATTCGGGACGCGTGCTCCCACTCGGATTTCAGTTCCGCTATCCGGTCCGGATCGATGCTCCACACTTCGTCCCGAGACAGCTGCGCATTCATCTTCTCCATGTCGGCTTTCGCCACTCGTTTGAGCGAGTCGACCGTGTCAACCTCAGGAACCTCACCCTCACAACCACCACACATCAGGTGGATTCCTCACTGGCATAGATAAGAGTGCGAAGCTTCCCATAGTCCAGGACGCCAGTGGCCTCCCACTTGTCGATTTCTTCTCGGATCGGCTTCAATGCCTCACGGGCAGCGCCGACAAGACCATCATCCTCTGGATACCGTCGCTGCCGATATCGATACGCCGCCTCAACTGCTGGATCACTCATCAGCGGTGTCAGACGTTGAGAGATTCATAGGCGGCTTTGAACCCTTGACCGCCACTGCCGCCGGGCGTGGCGTTCTGGGCCAGACTGTGAAGAGAGTCCGATTTCGGTGGGGAGAACGGTGTCACCCACCGGTATTCGCCAGGAGACGGCTGGATAGGAGACACCACTGAAGTCGGCCGGTAATCCTTTTCCAGGCCGCCCAAAGCCGTATCGATCTCTACCGCCATATGCTCGGCGTACTCGACCATGGCGAGATCCTTCTTACCGCACCCACACTGGATGTATCCGTTCTCCGTGCGCGGCGTGTGCCACATCTGGAGTTGGTAGATGAGACCTTGAGCTTCCTTCATTGTGTTTACCTCGATCTTTGGTGAGTTTTTGAGCGGACTTTAGGGAGGGTGACAAAGTGGACGTGTCGTCAAAAAGGTTCGGCGAGAGACGTGCACCGTCTGTCTCCAGATGCGTCATGGAACCAGACAGGTTCGGCCTCGCCGAGTGCGCCTGCCTGCCGCAACGTGATCGGGCCACCGCAGTTTCGGCACGTACCTTCCCACGGATCAGACACCTTGGCGTGTCCGTCCCCACCTGATCCGACAAACGCGACGTCGAGATCCATCAGCTCTCCTCCTCGAAGAATTCGGGTTTCACTCTCTCCACCCGATCGATAGCGCGAATGGCGTCGTGTGCTTCGTGGGCGATTCCGAAGGCGAGGATCCATGCGCCGGCAATCGGAGCGGACGCCCAGCCGTAGAGATGCACCAGCAGGCCGCCGATAAAGACGCCGGTAATTGCGGAACCTGCACGTATGACACTCAGGCGTGTTCTCAGCGTCATCATTGCTCCTTGAGCCATCGTTGGGAACCCTCACAACCACCACACATCAGCGCCCCCCGAACGCGCGCATCCAACGCTCAAACTTCGGATCAGGAAACTCCACAGGGTCATACAGCTGCCCAGGAGGCGACACCGCAACAACCACAGCGAAAGTCGTGAACGGCAACCGAAACACAACCGTTCGGCGGAACCACTCATCACCACCGAGAGACGCCACAGGACCGGTCCAATGCTTGTACATCCACACCCACGGCAACGTCCACATCCACGGCATCATCGCCGCTCCCGGATCTCGTTCTGTTCATCAGCGCAGGCGATCAGCCAACGCCACGTAGCGCGCAGACTTCTGGTCTCCCACAACACCATCAGCAGCGCCATCACTGCTCCTTGAGCCATCGTTGGATTGTGTTGGTGGATTTCCCGGTGAGTGCGGCTATCTCCCGGACAGAACCACCAGCAGACGACGCCTCACGCACTGCCGCCAACAACTCCGACCTAGTCACGTCGTGTGCTTCCACCGCGGCAAGAAGCTTGGACCGCTGAGGCTCCGGTGTCTCGCCACGTTTCACTGCTCGATCGCCCGCTGGACCGAAGGCAGCAGAGCCGGGGTGTGTCCCGTCGCATACGCTTCGGCGACCGCCGGCATCACAGAGTCACCTACTGTGTGACCGTTCGGCAGCACAAGGTGGGCGAGGAATTCCGCATCGAACGAGACGATCCCGCTCTCCACAGCTTCCAGTTTCGCCTTGATGACGAGAGCCAGGGAACGCCACCGTTGCCGCACCGCCTGTTCGTATGCCTGCGCTATCTGTGTCGCTGCGCGTGATCGTCCCGTTGGGGTTTTGGTGAACTCACGGTCCTGACGGTTCGGCATGGGAAGGATGAACCGGACTTGCCGATTGTGGATCACAAAACCAACGATGGCCTGGTCTTCGTCCCAGCCGTACATGAACTGACGTGCGCCGTATCGGTTGAGGGTGCGTTCAATTTCGGCGCGGGACCGATCTGATGAGACGTCGGTGTTGGCGGCGTATTTAGCCATACACACATTGTAGCGATTGTTGCCACAATGTTCTGCCGATCAAGGCCAGTTCGGGTACGTATCTACTAGATGTCCACCGGTCGATACTCCCCGAACACTCCACGCGGATCCCCAGCCAACACCCACGCATGCTGCCGATCAGCACGAGCCACCACCGCCAACGCCTCAGCCCGCCGACGCGCAACCACCGCCCGATGCTCCGCCGACACCCACATCACCGCACGGAACACCACAAACAACACCCCGAACAACACCAACGCCCACAACACCACAACCCCCTTACGGGCAATTCGGGTACGTATCAATAATCGTGCCGATGAACGGGCTGACCTCAACCACCGACCGACCCGCAGCATCCGCATAAATCACCTCAGTCTCAGCGCGAGACTTCCCCTGACGAAGCATCAAACAAATCGCATGCGCATCATCGATCGTCGCAGCAGGATTCGGCAACACCCACCCCTGCTGCGTCAACTTCGCCAACAACTGCCGGTCAAACGTCCCCGTCTGCGGAGCGGAGGACGGCGGCGCAGCTGGGGTCTGCACCACAACCGTCGTCACCGTCACCGGAGGCGGAGGAGGCGCAACCACCGTCGTCGGCAGCGGAGGCCGCGCCACCGGCTTCACCGCCGTAGTCGGAGCCGTCGTAGTGACCACCGCAGCCGGGGCAGCATCAAACTCGCCCCGCACAAACCGCACACCCAACACCCCAGCAACAGCCACACACGCCAAACTCACCCCGACAGCTGCCGCAGTGATCCAAAACGGACGATCCGACCCCGCCGGCTCCTCAAGGACCTCATTCTCCAGCGACCATGCGTAAGCGCTCATCGTGTCCGCGTCAGCAACACCAGCAAGCTCAGTTGGATCCTCAGACTCCCCCATAAAAAGAGAGTACGACCCACCAGCAAGATCATCCCGGGTTTTCACTGCAACTCCTTACGCTCCGGCAGCAACGTCAACAACGCCTGCATCGCCGCCGAATTACGGGCCTGATCCGCATGCGCATACACACGCGCCACCTCAGGCGAGTTATGCCCCAAAATCTCCATACGGGTCTGCTCATCCACACCATTCGACCGCAGCACCGTCGCCGCCGTATGCCGCGCCGAATGCAACGTCAACGACCCCTCAGCCGCAACAATCCCCACCGAATCACACAACGCCCGCCACGCCCGACTATCGTCCGTCGGCGTCACCGGATAACCATCCCCGCGATGGAACACCAGATTGTACGGATTCGGACCCTGATCAAGGCCCTTCAACTCCGCCAGCAGATCCCGCAACGGCTCCACAATCGAAATCCACCGCTGCCCAGCCTTCGACTTCGGCCGCGTGAACACCAACGAATCCACCACAGGCCGGTACTCAAACTTCACCGGCAAATCCCACACAGGATCCGTGCACCGAGACCCATGCTTGCGGCCACACGGCCACACCCCATCCACCGCTTTCCCACAGCCATGCGCACGCTTCAACTGCTGCAACTGCCACGAAATATCGATCGCCGACGCGTCCAGGTCGACACGGTCCCACGTCAAACCTAGACACTCAGCTTTCCGGGCGCCGGTGAGGAACGCCATCATCCACCGAGTGAACTCCATCTTGTTGCAGTGCTGCTGCGCGTAGTCCAAAAGCAGCTGGGACTGCTCGATCGTGAACGCGTTACGAACACCCCGATACACCTCGGGTGGATCAACAGCATCCATCACGTTGCGTCGCAGCAGCCCCTCCGCAACAGCGTCCTTCAACGCCCGGTTCAGCAGCACGTGCGCCTTCTCGGCTCTCCGCTCGCCGCGGCCGATCGCGGTGTGCATACGGCGAATGTCTGCCGGCTGAAGATCGGCAAGTTTCTTGCGCCCGATGACGGCGACGATGTTGTTCACGGTGTGCCCGTAGTCCCGGTAGGTGGTGGGGCGGATCCGTTCCTTATGGACGTGGGGCAGCCAGTAGGCGAGCCATTTCTCCACTGTGACGGTTCTGTCCAGGTTGATGCCGTCAGTGGCTTCAAGCTTGGCCTCTTCGAGTTTGGTGACGAGGGTCCGGTAGTCCTTGCTGTAGACGCGCTTCTGTTTGCGCTTGCCGTTCTCGTCGTAGCCGGCTTCGACGCTGCCTACCCACATCCCGTCCGCGCGCTGAAAGATGCTGCCCTCACCCTTTGCCCGGGGTGCACGCTTCTTTTGGGCCTTGAAAGCCATCACCGCTTACCCTCTCGAATCTCGGACAACTTCCGTTCGACCGTCTCGCGGTCCTTGCCGTACACACGCTTCTGACGGCGCTTGCCCTCACTCGTGTGGCCGTCCTCCATGCTGCCGACCCAGAGGCCGTTCGGGCGCTGGAATATCCCCCCTTCTCCCTTCTTCCGGATGTTGGGTTTTCGCGCTCTCAACCCATGTCGTCGAGTCCCGGCGATGTTGTACACCGGCTTCTCTGCCGCAATTGCGTCGAGCTCCGCCTCAACTAGCGCCTCCGGGCTGGGCAGGTGTTGGAGCTTGATGGTGTCGGCGGTTGCCCACCACGGCTGCATGCGGTGATGGTCGGCGAACCGGGTCGGAGGATTGGTGGTCGCGCCGACATACAGAAGCGTCCCTGCGTTGTCGTAGATGCGGTAGAGGACGTAAGGCATTGGAGATAACCCTTCTGATTCCACGGGCGGGAACTGCGGTAGGTATACACATCACTGTACACCTGCTACTGCATACGGACTGTATCCACATGTAACCCGAATATGGCCTGACCTGCGGATATTGAAATCTGACCTGCCCTGATTCTACCAAAGAAGCGGACTCATAATCCGCTGGTCGTGGGTTCGAGCCCCACCCGCCCCACCAGGTCACAGCCTATTTAGCCTCCCCTAAGTGTCCACTTCGCTGCACACGATCACCCCGTTGCACACGAGAGCCGTGCGCTAGGTGTACACGCTGCGTACAGATGTTGAATCTCAGCAACGACTGCACACCAATGTTTACGCTTGCGTAAGGAAAAAGTTGCCTATGCCGCCAGGGCTAGCCACCAACACCACACAAACCGGAATCCCAAGCGTGAACCACCCGGCCACACCCCACAAGATCGTTGCTGGACAAGATCGCATCACTTGCAGTTGCAACCAAAAAATCGAATCCACGTTGCACCCCAAGATCAACAGGCCAAGATAAGACCCATCACGTCGGGGGACGAAACACACAGCCACACCGTGCGTTCACTCCAGGGGGAGAACAACAACATGCTCGACGGCGCGCGAGACACCACAACACCAGAACAGCAACGAATCCTCGACCAGATACGCGCCGCGTTCGACTACATCCCAGACGGCCCCACGGCAAAGGACGAACTCCGTCCCTGGCTGCGCTGGCAGGCCGAGCACATGGTGCCCCAGCTCAGCTCCGACGACTTCACCGAATCGGAGCTGATGGCACTGGTGGGGCTGTTAGGCCCGGTGTTCGCCCGCACCCTTGCGGGCACGCTTCCCGGACCCAAGGGGCGCGAACGTCCGACGCTCCGAGCCGTTTGACACCTCCTGGCCTTCCGGCGCCGAGCGCGATGCATCCGATTTCTGCGCAGCTTCCAAGGCATGTCGCATTCCTTTCATTCGTCGCTGTAGTTCAGCGATCAACTCTTCGTCAGTTAGCGATTCGACGTCGCGATTGATCTCTATGATCTCGGCGGCTTCATCGCTTGTTAGGTAGCCCGCTGCCACCAGTGCGGCTACTGGCGGATTGCGAAAGTGCCGCGCGAACCGAACCAGTTTGTCGGCATCTGGGCGGTTTGCTCCCGTCTTCCATCGAGACACCTGGGGTGGTGAGACGCCGGCCGCCTCGGCGATGGTGCGCCCGTCTTCGGTGTCGGCGACCGTCTTGAGGTACGTCCACCACGTCGGTTCGTTCATGCACGCAGCGTAATGCGCTTACGCAACGTTTCCCGGCCCTCTGAACGTGTTGCGTCAACGCAACCACGCTGGTGTGAGAATTACAGGCTGGGGATTCCGCAGGTAGACGGCGATACACGCTTGCGCAAGCGCACCGTTATCAAATCGTGACATTCGGGAATTGCGTTTCCGTAATGACGTGCGTACAGTTCATTACGTCAGCGCAAGTTCGCAGGTCACGAAAGGGGGCGGTGGTGTTGGCCACGCTCGCACTTAAACCAGATGGACTGGCCAAGATCCGCAAGCTGGCACGCATCGAGACCGACAAACAGCTCGCCGAACTCATCGACATGGATGCGGCGACCGTCTCCCGTGTGCTCACCGGCAAGGCGGCCCCTGGCCCCAAGTTCATCGCCGGACTGATCGGAGCCTTCGGAACCGAATGGTTCGCCGACCTGTTCGCTGTCGTGCCCGACGATGAGGGGACGGCCGCGTGAGTGCGCATTACGTCTACCGCATTTATGACGGAGATGACCGACTGATCTATGTAGGTGAAACCGGCGATCTATTTGGTCGCCTGGCCTTCCACAAGGTGAATTCGTGGTGGGGATCGCAGGCCGACCACGCAAAAGCGTCCGTTTACCCGGACCGGGCTCATGCCCGGTCTGCTGAGCGCGACGCCATCCGGTCCGAGCAGCCCCGCTGGAACATCACGGGCGCGTGGGCGGCGCACCGATCGTGGACGGCAGATCAGTACGTCGATTACGTCACGGCCTACATCAGAACCCGTCCGCAGTTGACCGAGTACGGCAAGACGCACATCGCCAACGTGGCCCGACTGTTCCAAGCCCGTTTCGGATACCGCCTCGCAATTGCAGGCCAATCCGCCGCATAGAAATGCCCCCACCTGTGTGGAGCAGGTGAGGGCAGAGACAACGAGGAGAAGCTCGAATGTCTGAACTCAATCGTATCAACCGCGGCATCTGCCCCACGCCCGGCAAGAAGCAGTACCGCTCTCAAGCCGAAGCGAACCGGCACCAGCGCCAGAAGTTCGCCGGCCGCGGCAACCGCAAGGAACGCCTCTACGCCTACCAGTGCCCCAGTGGCGAGCACTGGCATCTGACCCATCACACACCTGAGGTGCAGCAGACCGTGTTCGACAAGACCACCGGACAACCAGGGCTCGTGCCCACCTCGAACATGTTCGACGGACACGACGTGCGTCACGTGTTCACCGATCAGCCCTACTGGGTTGCCAAGGACGTGTGCGAGGCCGCCGGTATCTCGAAGTACCGGGACGCGATCGTTCAGTTGGACGACGACGAAAGGGTGTACCTGTTCGTGGACACCCCTGGTGGTCCTCAGCGGATGGTCGCGGTCACTGAGGCTGGTGTGTGGTCGCTGTTGATGATTAGTCGGTCGCCGAAGGTGAAGCCGTTCAAGCGGTGGATGACGCATGAGGTGTTGCCGTCGATCCGTAAGACGGGTGGGTACGCCGCCGACACGAATATTGCGCTTCCTGATCGCAAGACTTTGGCGCAGTGGGTGGTTGAGGCTGAGACCCGCGCCGAGCTGGCTGAGGCGAAGGCGTTGGAGTTGTCGGTGCCGGCGTCGGCGTGGAATGAGTTGGCTGAGGCTGCCGGTGACTATGCGGTGTCGGATGCGGCGAAGGTGCTGTCTCGTGACCCGGCGGTGAACATCAAGGAACGCGCGCTGTTCCAGTACATGTCGAGCATCGGTTGGGTGTTTAAGCGGCAGGGTCGTTGGAAGGCGTACCGCACCCAGTTGGAGACGGGTCGTCTTGCGGAGAAGGTGGCGAAGCCGTTTTGGCATGAGTCGCGCGGTGAGTGGGTGAATGGTGAGCCCACGGTGCGGATCACGCCGAAGGGTTTGGCCGAGTTGCATAAGCGTCTTGGTGGCAGCGTCATGACGTTCTCTTTCTACTCAAACCCTCAGCGTCTGATCAAAAAGTCACACGGCGGTGTGACCATCGGTCTAGGGAACGACGACGGAACCGACCTGGCCTACCTCAATGTTGCCGGTTACCGAAATGACTGCGATGTCCTTCTCACCGCCGATGAACTCACAGATCCGATCGACCAGCTGACCATCATCCGCAACGCGATGAGGGAGACGCGATGACGTTTCATTCACGCCCGCGACCGGCCATTCAGCATTTCCCGAAGCCGAAGAAGCCTTTGTTCCAGTCGAAACCGAAGGATGCGAAATGAGTGACCGTCTGCTTTATGACAAGGCTGCTGCCGCTGTGCAGTTGTCGACGAGTGAGAGGCGTATTGATGAGTTGCGTCGTGCTGGTGTGTTGATTGCTGTTCAGGATGGTCGTGAGTGGAAGTTCACGGCGGCTGAGTTGCAGAGGTATGTCGCAAGTTTGGACGTGTCCGCATGAGCGTGGTTGAGGACATTCAGGCGATCCAGGTGGCGTATCCCGGTGCGCACGTGAACGTTTCTGTGTACACAAAGTTTGTGACCGTGTCGGTGCATCCGTTGCCGGCGGAGCAGTTTCCCGATCGTGATGACGAAAAGTATCCGAACGGCATACACGTCACGAGCGGCGAATCTGGTGCGTATCTGTCGTCGTATCGGTACGAGGACAAGGACGTTGAGGCGGCTGTGCGTGCTGCTGCTGAGGTCGTTTTGGCGGTGAAGCTGTGAGTACGTCTGCTCCTAAGCATCGGAGTGTGTGTCAACTGTCGGGTGAGGTTCGCCCGTCTGGGTTGTGGAAAGCGTTGGCGGAGTTCGACGCGAGGCAGATGCGTGAGGCTGCGGAGTTGGAGGCGTTGCGTGAGGAAAACGCCAGCCTGCGGTGCCGGCTACAAGAACTAGGGGAGACAGCGTGAGCGATCCAGCAGTAGAAGCCGCACAACGGGCGTGGCGTGAGGCCAGCCACGGCCGGCATGGCGACCTTCCCTCGTCTGAGAAGGTCTCGGAAATGCTCATCAACGCCGCTCGTGAGATGACTAAGCCGATCCGGGAACTGCACTACAAGGTGCCAGATGGGCGCTACCCGAAGTGCTCTACCTGTGAGTACGACTGGCCGTGCGCCACCGCATATCTCATCTACGCCACCGAGGAGCTTCAGTGAATCTTGTTGAGCGTTTGAACGCCAGGTTTAACAACGTGATTCATGACGGGCTCGCGGCGTTTGGTGGCTGGGTGGATCCGTGGCTGGCACGCCTGGAGCGTCAGGCCATGAGCAATGCGTTGGGTCGGGATTTCGGCCTGGATTACGGGGATGTTCTTGTGGCTGTGGAGGCTGAGGAAGAAGTCCACGAGCCTCGTTCTTCTGCCGAACGTCGGGTTTCGGCAGACCAGTCACCCGTCTCGGTGGGTGACATTGGTCCCGGCGCGGGCATGGTTCCCCCGCCCCCCGCGTCGGGACCCTCCAACGGCTGGGACGAACTGCACAAGCAGGTAGGGCCGAACTCGCCAAAGTGGATACACGACGCCATCGACTCCACCAAGCAGTACTGCCGCAGCGTCGCCCGCGAATTCTTCGATGATGACGAGTTCATGGAGTTGGGGGAGTTCCTGGACACCGCCACTGCGGAGGAACTCGCCGCGATGAGGCAGCAGCGTGAGGTGTCCGAGGGCGACTTGACGATGCGTATCGCCGAAGCGCGCTACACGTGGCCGCACTCCAAAGCAGCCGAGTCGTCTTCCCACTACATCGCCAAGTACCTGCTGGCGAACTATCACATCACCCCGAAGTAGCAGGCGGGCCGCCGCCCCGATTGCGCGGGACGACGGCCCTAACACCGGAAACACACAACCAATGAAAGGCACTTCCGATGCTAGATCGAGATTCTAAACCCTCATGGTGGGACAACCACCAAACAAACTGGGCTGACCTGCCCGTCACCCGCAACGCCCCCATGGCTGACCTGGACCTATTGAAGGAACTGGAGGACCTGGCGGAGCTGGTGTTGATCCACGCCGAGAGTGTGTCATGGTTCCGCCCGTTCCTGCCGCCGCACCATTGGGAGAACGAACCGACGATCTGGGAGCAGATGAACGGCGACGCTGTTGTTGGGTTGCTGCGTGACTACCTCACCGAGGGAGACGCAGCATGAACGCCCGCACCGTCGACCTCTTCATCATCTGGGCAGCAGTCATCGGTGTTCCGCTGGCCCTCGCCAACACGTCATTCGCCCTGTCTGACGATCGATTGGTGGAAGCTTCCATCCACGTCGTCATGGCTTTCATCTCAGCTTTCCTCGGTGTCCGCTCGTTGAGGCGCTTGGGTGGGGGTGAGTGACCAATGGCTCATTGGAAGTATTGGTGGACGATGCCGCTGCTCATCGCCGCCGGCATCATCGGCCCCGGCCTCGCCGCACCACACGCCCACGCCGACAACCTCAACGACAGGTTCATCGCCGTCATCGAATCCGAAGGCATCACCGGAGTCGACAACAACCGAGACGCCATCGCCACCGCCAGGAAAGTCTGCGCACTCCTCAACGTTGGTGTCCCGGAGGGGACTATCGCCCAACAGATCTACATCAACAGTGACCTGTCGCCCTACCAGGTGGCTTTCTTCGTCGCCGCCGCAGAATCGGTGTACTGCCCGCAGCACCTCACCAACCAGGGGGTGGTGTAAATGCCGAACTCACCGTTCATCCAACTGGCAGAAGTCCACACCGACGACTGGCGTTCACGGGCGCGCTGCACCCACAAGGACGGCGACATTTGGTTCCTCAACGAATCCGGCCACTACACCAACGACGCCGCCCGCCGCATCTGCTGGACCTGCCCCGTCCAAGCACCATGCCTCGAATTCGCGTTGCAACACAACGAGGCCGGCGTGTGGGGCGGCTTCTCAGAGAAAGAGCGTGCCCGCATCAAGCGTGGTGAACTGCCCCCGGTGAAACCGGCACGGTTCACGGAGAAGGAATGCTTGCAGTGCGGTGAGGTGTTCGAGCCGGTCACCCGCAGGGCAAGGTTTTGCTCGCAGAAATGCAAGAAGCGCGCCGCGAATGCGTTGCGGTCACAACCGTCCCTGAAGATCTGCACGCAGTGCGGCGGCGAGTTTATGGGGACGTATGCGCAGACCTGCTCGAATGAGTGCCGACGGGCGCAGAGGTGGGGCGCATGACCGGGCGTGTGCTCACCCCGATCGAGGTGGAGAAGGTGGCGTGGTGGACGCAGCTGGGTTGGACCGCCGCGCAGATCGCAGACAAGTTGGGTTGCACAACACGGACGGTGTCGCGGGCGCGGGCGAAATCGGGTGTCGCTAAACCCAAACCACCCGCACTGTCTGCCGAGGTGCTGGCGGAAGCGGCCCGCATGCTCGCCGATGGGGCGTCACAGAACGAAGTGGCCCGCACCCTGGGTGTTGGGCAGTCCACCATCAGCGCCCACTTCCGCGGCCAGGGCTGGACCCGTGAGCAGTCCATCGAGTGGGTTTCGTTCCTCCGCCGCTATCGGGGTGTCGCATGACCACCTGGAAGAAACTCACCCCGGAGCAGATCGAACGGATCGTGTCGTTGACGTGGGACGGATGGTCTATCGAACAGATCGCCACCGACATTGGGTGCACGTCGCGCACGGTGACCCGGGTGAGGGGGAAACACAACATCACCCGTGGGCGTGCTTTGGATCCGATCCCTGTTGAAAAGTTGGCTGTCGCTGCACGTCTCCTTGAGGAGGGTGCGTCGTACACGGAGGCCGCGAACACTGTTGGGTGTTCCCGCAGTGTCCTTGCCGCCAAGTTCCCGGGTCGGGGTTGGGATCGTAAACAGTGCGCTGAGTGGCGGTCCATCATCCGCATGGAAAGGGCCATCGCATGACTGACTTGTCGTTTCTGCTAGCTCCCGCAGAAGAGGGGCGGCATGCGTGGCGGGACAAAGCGTTGTGCGCCCAGGTTGATGTGGGGGACATGTTTTTCCCCGGTAAGGGGGAGAGCGCGAAGCCGGCGAAGAGGATTTGCGCCCGGTGTGAGGTGCGGGCCGAATGCTTGGAGTTCGCGTTGGCGAATCGTGAGCACTATGGGGTGTTCGGTGGGTTGTCGGAGCGGGAACGGCGTCCTCTGCTCAAAGCGATCGGTGAGGATCAGGTGGCATGAGCAACGGGAACAGGCTCACCCCAGAGCAGGTGCAGACGATCCTGTTGATGACTCGTGAGGGGTGTTCCGCCAAGCATATTGGGGAAGTGGTGGGTTGTTCGGATCGGACGGTGGTTCGGGTGAGGGCAGCTGGTGACGCGCGCCTGGCGTCGGCGCAGTTTGTTCCGTTGAGTCAGGAGCAGAAGGATTTCGCCCAGTATCTGCTTGATGACGGGGCACCCTACAACGAGGTTGCCCGCACGTTGGGGGTGAGCCGGACGACGGTCGAAAAGTATTTCCCCGGTTACAGGTGGTCGAAGAAGCAGGCTGCTGAGTTCACGGTTCTTGCTGAGAAGTTCCGCCGGTTGGAGGCTTCGTGATTTGTGTGTGTGGCCATAACCGGTCTTTTCACCGCTACGCATTCGACCGCTTCCGCGGCAGGTGGGACACGGGTTGTGACGCCACCAACTACCACGGCCCCGCCGGGCATGAACGCTGCCACTGCACTGAATATCGAGACAAGGACGAAAACTGATGGTTGTTGATACACGGGTGATTACCGCGAGGGACGACGCGAAAGCCGGCGCAGCCGCCCTTGATGACGCGCGGTGCGCTTTGCATGAGTTGCTTTCTGAGGGGCCGCCTTTGCAGTTCCTGGACCGCGAAGCGCTGGAGTTGAACCTGGATGTGGTGAACAAAGCGTTGTCGCGTGTGGATGCGGTTATCGGGTCGTTGGACCGGATTGCGGACAGGTGGACGGCATGAGCGACCGCGTCGAAAAACTACTGAAGCGAGCGCAAGCCGCTGATTTCCTCCGAAGCAAGGGATTGCTGACCGACAAAGAGGTCGCTGACGTGATCCATCAGGCCGTTCATGACGCAACGAAGCCGGAGGCTGACGATGAGTGATCCAGCAGTAGAAGCCGCACAACGGGTGTTCGCCGATATGCCTGGGCTCGCTGAACCTATGGAGCAACCCGTATTCAGGGCGTTGCTGAATGACGTTGCAACGTCTGCTGCCCGCGAGGTGTTGAAGCCTATCTGCGCCGCATACGAGAACCTGAAGTACGAGTGCCACAACTCAACCAACCCCGGCATCCGGGCAGGACTCGCACTCGCCTTAGCCCGTCTAGCACCCCTGATCTTCGAATCCGAAGAGGACGTGATCGAACAATGAGTGATCAAACACGTGTCGAATCGACTCTCGGGCAGATGTTTCGGGATCACTTCTTCGACAGCTCCCACGAGGACACCCGGTGCTGTGTTGAAGAGTTCCTGGCGACGCTGAAAGCGAACCGCATCGCACTCGTAGAACTCCCCGAACCGATCGTGGATGAATGGGGCGACAAGTACTGGCCCGTCCCGCAGGCGGATGAACGGCTCAGTGTTGATCACGGCCGTATCCGAATCGAGGAATGGCCTTCAGGCCCGCGTATCGGTTCGGTGTCGGTGCACACTCCGATTCGCCCGTACAACGTTCTGCCCTACGTCGCCGCCCTTCTCGCTGCTGCTGCGGAGGTGACCGAATGAGCTTGTCTTTCAAACCAGCGACTCGTGAAGCGTCCTACGCGCGCATCGCACTGTCTGGGCCGTCCGGCAGCGGGAAAACCTACACCGCACTCGCGCTCGGAACCGCTCTCGCGGACAAGGTAGCGGTCATCGACACCGAACGCGGATCCGCGTCAAAATACGTGGGGCTCAACGGCTGGCAGTTCGACACCGTCCAACCCGACAGCTTCTCACCCCTGTCCCTCGTGGAACTGCTGGGGTTGGCTGCCGGTGGCGAGTACGGCTGCGTCATCGTCGATTCCTGGTCTCACTATTGGATGGGTGTCGACGGCATGCTTGAGCAGGCCGATAGGCGCGCCAAAGGTGGCAACAGTTTCTCCGGCTGGAAAGAGGTTAGGCCGGAAGAACGCCGCATGATCGACGCTCTTGTGTCCTTTCCTGGTCATCTCATCGCCACGATGCGATCCAAGACCGAGTATGTGGTCGAGGAGAACGAGCGCGGTAAGAAGGTGCCCCGCAAGGTGGGGTTGAAGCCGGAGCAGCGTGATGGCGCTGAGTACGAGTTTGATTTGGTCGGCGACCTGGATCATGACAACACGCTCACGGTGGTGAAGTCCCGAATCCACACCCTTGCCAAGGCTGTTGTGCCGATGCCGGGGGAGGAGTTCGCCCACCAGATCCGGGACTGGCTGTCGGACGGGGCACGTGTCCCCACGGTGGCGGAGTACCGCAAACAAGCCTTGGCGGCCGAGACCCGTGAGGAACTCAAAGCCCTCTATGACGAGGTGTCTGGTCACAAACTCACCGTCGCCCCGACGGTGGATCGGGACGGAAACTCCACCGTCCTCGGCGATCTGATCACTGACCTTGCACGCGAAATGAAACGAGCTGAAGCATGAAACACACCGTTGCTGTTGCCGTTCGAATCCTCGTAGTCACGTGGGCGCTGACGATGACCATGGTGGCCGCGGTGTCGGTCGGACATCCCGCCGGGATCTATACCGCTTCTGCGGTCGCTGTCATCTGGTCGATGGTGGTGGTCTACAAGTCATGAGTCGCCGGTTCACGGGGTTTCCCCCGGAAGTCAAGGAACTGATCTGGGAGCGTGCTCACGGTCGTTGTGAACGCTGCGGAGAGTACGCCTCAGACGCTACTGCACACCATCGCAGGCCCCGTGGCCTCGGATCGTCTCGCCGTGAGGACACCAACCTTCCCTCCAACGCTGGTTGGCTGTGCGGTGCTTGTCACCGGCATGTCGAGTCGTACCGCACACAAGCGTTCGCCGAAGGCTGGCTTGTTCGTCAAACCCAATCGCCTATCCAGATTCCCGTCCTCTACCGCGGGCAATGGGTGTTGCTCGACGACGACGGAAACACCTACCGGATACCTAACCCTGTGGAGGCAACACAATGAACCTCACACCAGAACAACTCGAAGCTATCGCCTACATCGTCCTCGCATTCACCGGACCACCGTCGCTGGCTTACTTCCTCGTGAAGGTGCTCGGGTGATGTGTACGTACACGGTTTCGGGGACGTGGCCCCATTACATCGTCACCGGTGGAACCGAACCACCGAAATGCTTCAACTCCACCGTCACCGCCGTCAAATACCTGGAACAGGTTCTCCAGCAAGGAGACACCATCAACTGGCAGGTCCCATGATCACCGTCGTCTGCGCGGAATGCTCACGCACCCAAGGACGCCCGGTGTCCGCTGAGTTCACCAGCACGGACGAAGCTGAGGCGTTCATCCGCCGACACCACGCCCTCGCCGACCACCGAGCACATGTTGAGGAGATTGCATGCTGACCCTGACAGACCTGTTCTGCGGCGCTGGCGGATCCAGCACTGGAGCAACGATGGTCGACGGTATCGAGGTGAAGTGTGCCGCCAATCACTGGCAACTGGCCGTCGATACACACGCAGAGAACCACCCCACCACAGACCACAGGTGCGCTGACCTGTCTCAGGTCGACCCGAGGTTGTTCCCCCGCACAGACATCGGATGGTTCTCCCCGTCATGCACCAAACACTCCATCGCACAGGGCTTGAAGCGTCTCGACAAACAACCTGATCTGTTCGGCGAAACCCTCCCCGACGCGGCAGCCGAACGGTCCAGGGCCACCATGTGGGACGTGGTTCGATTCTCCGAATACCACCACTACCAAGCGGTGATCGTCGAAAACGTCGTCGACGTGTACCACTGGCCACCATTCCAAGCGTGGCTCGCAGCGATGGACTCCATCGGATACGCCCACCACATCGTGTACCTGAACTCGATGCACGCCCAAGTGTTCGGCCCGGGCGCCCCGCAGTCACGTGACCGCATCTACATCGTGTTCTGGAGACAAGGCAACACCGCCCCGGACCTGAAGCGTGTCACCCGACCTGAGGCGCACTGCACCACATGTGGACCAGTCCGGGCGATGCAGGTGTGGAAACAACCCGATCGTGCCCCGTGGGGAAGGTATCGGGCACAGTACGTCTACAGGTGCCCGTCGGTGAAATGCCGCAACCAAATCGTGGAACCTGTCTACCGTCCCGCCGCAGAGATCATCGACTGGACATTGATGGGTCAACGGATCGGCGACCGGGACAAGCCTCTGGCCGCGAAGACACTGTCACGGATCCAGGCCGGCATTGAACGGTACTGGCGGCCACTGCTGGTTCCGGTTGAGGGCCGTGACGGGAAGCAGTCCGCCCCAGTAGATCAAGCAGCACGAACCATGACCACCCGCAACGAAACCGGGCTGGCGTTCATCGCCGAACTTCGCGGCGGCGGATCTAAACACCGCCCGGTGAACAAGCCCCTCGCCACGGTCACCGCGTCTGGAAACCATCACGGCCTGGTGACCACCTACTACGGCAACGGCGCTGTAGTCCCAGCGGGCAGCCCACTACCTACATGCACCACCGTGGAACGCCACGCCCTTCTCACCCCCACCGGGGGAACGTGGAGAAGCAACGCAACCCCATCGACGGATCCGATCCCCACACGAACCACACGTGAAAACGATGGTGTCGCAATGGGGCCGACGCTGGACGTGAACGATGTGTTGTTCCGAATGTTGGAGCCACGAGAAATTGCCAGCGCCATGGACTTCCCGTCCGACTATCGGATCTTGGGGAACCGTCGGGAGCAGGTAAGACAGGCCGGCAACGCGGTAACGCCTCCTGCCGCCCGGGATCTTGTCGGGGTTGTCGCTGAATCACTCGGGGTGTCGGCGTGACGTGCCTGTTGTGTGATCATCCCCGCTCCACCCACACACCCCAATGCCGAGTCCGCATGGGCGTGGACCGGGACGACATGGCCCGGTACACGCAGTGCCTATGCCCAGGATTCGAAGGCACAGAAGACGAAGAGGAGGACTGATGGCAGTCACCAAGCGGCTGAGATACGAGATTCTCCGCCGAGACAACAACACCTGCCGATACTGCGGAGGTAAGTCGCCTGACGTTACGTTGACGATCGATCACGTGGTTCCGGTTTCTCTCGGTGGATCCGACGACCCGTCCAACCTCGTGGCTGCCTGCAAGGACTGCAACGCCGGCAAGACTTCATCGAACCCCGATGCTCCCCTTGTTGATACGGTCAGTGAGGACGCATTGCGGTGGGCTGTGGCGATGCGCCAGGCAGCCGCCGAGATTGCCGAAGAGGACGAGAAGATCGAACGGATCCTCGACGCAGTGGCAGAAGCTTGGAAACCGTTCTACAAACCCAGTGATTGGTCGGCATCCGTCGTCACGTTCATCAAAGCGGGACTATCTGAGGCAGACCTGCTGGCGATGGTTGATGTGGCGTATCGGAAGCGTGGGATTAGCAGTGACCGCTGGTCCTATTTTTGCGGTTGCTGCTGGTCTCGACTACGCCAGATTCAGGAACGCGCAAAAGAAATCGTGGGCAGTACATCCGCGACTGCGGAACCGAAGGTGACCACAGAGTGGCCACTTACCGAGATAAACAGCTATGTGGCGGCCTCGGAGGTGTTCGCGTCACGAACACTCACCAAGGACCAAATCGACTCCGCACATTGCCTTCACAAGGAGTGGGGAGAAGGCGACTGCGGAGATGTTGTATGCCGCATCGGACGTGCGGAATCGCTTTCCTGGATGGCTGATGAGATGTGCCGCCGAGAGGAACGCGAAGACAGGGTGATGGACCATCTGGACGACCTCGATGAACTCGATGAGGACGAGGTGGCCAATGCCTAGAGATCACGCCAGGATCAACCTAGACCTGTGGGGTGATGACGACTGGATGGACCTGTCCGTCGACTCCCAAATGCTCTACCTGACCCTCTACACCAACCCAGGTCTATCGTTCTGCGGCGCAGGAGAATGGCACTCTGGCAGGATCGCCAACAGGGCAAGGGACTGGACCAAGGATCGCGTCGAAACCGCGGCGGCGGAACTGTCCAGGCGTCTGTTTGTCATCATCGACACCGACACGGACGAGTATCTCCTGCGGTCGTGGATCAAGCACGACGGGTTGTGGCGCACACCGAACATGGCAGTCACTGTGGCCAATGCCCGCGGCGAACTGTCGTCCAAGACGCTTCGCGGGGTGGTGGTGTTCGAGGTTGCCAAGCTAAAGAAGGCGCACCCTGATTCAACGGCGTGGGACAGGCCGGCGGTTCAGAAGATGCTGGCCCAGAAAGCCATCGATGCCGCCGATTTGGAGCCGTACAACCCCACTTCCAACGGTGGCCCCAACCCTGGCCCCAAGGGTGGCGCTAACCCATACGGCGAGAATGGCGTTAACCCCACCGCCAAGGGTGGCCCTACTCCAGCTCCTACTCCTAACTCCTACTCCAACTCCAAAAGTGGTTACGTAAGTACGGAAGGTCACCTGGACGCGGACGGACTCCCCACCCCCTATTGCTTAAATCATCCAAAGGGAACAAACCGTCCGTGCGCTCCCTGCGCTCACGCGCGGGAAGCACGGGATGCGGTAGTCGCGGAACGCAAAGCGGCGGAGAAGGTTAGGCGTAGCGAGATCTTCGAGGCGGTCCGTAATTGCCCTCTCTGTGATGATCACGGCCGCATCGAGACCGAGGACGGTCTGACGTACTGCGATGCGCATCTGAGGCTGAAGGATGCCGGCTGATGAAGGATTGGCGTGGCACGACGATCCATCAGGAAGCGTTGAAGGTTGGGTGCCGGGATTGTCGGGCTGGGGTGGGTGATCCGTGTGTGGTTCGGGATGGGAAGGGGCGGGTGTTGAAGGTGTTGGAGGCGTTTCCGGCTCATTCGCACAGGATCGCTGACGCCCGTTCTGCGGGTTCCCGGGGCACTGACACCAGCCCTGCCCTGAAAGTCGCTCCACGTGGCGTACAGCCCCCAGAAACAACACGAGGAGACGAGCAGTGAGCATCGAGATCCGACGAGGAACGAGCGGACCATGCAAATGCCCCGGACCGTACGGACCGGACGAAGAGATCCAATGCAGTCACTGGTGGGAGTGCGACTGGGGCGTCATCGAACACTCCGACCCCCGACCAGACCGAGGCGAAGTCGGTCATCTGATGTTGGCAACAACCGACTACGTGGACCTGCTGTTGAACAACGGACCCATGCCTTTCTTCATGAAAGGTGGACGGGTGGACAGCGTCAATGTGGACGGAGATCGATTATTCGTTCACATCGAGTGGGGTGGAAAACGCTGGACGTGGGAGTTGTTTGAGGCGCACATATGCGTCGGTAAGGGTTGGCCACACAATCTGCTTATCGGCAGGTGGCCGGACTGATGACGATGTTTGTTTCGAGCCCGGATGATCCGCGTGTTCTGGAGGCGGTGTCGTGCAGGTCGTGTGACATCTGCAAAGCGCCCAAAGGCACACCCTGCTCCAACACGATTCGTCCGGGGTTGCCGCTGCCCGGTCGGGTGGTTCATTTCGGGCGGCTGACAGATCGAGGCAAGGAGAACAAGCGTGACAACGCCGAGTGAGGCCCAGAACGTGATTGCTGAGGTAGTGCGCGCACACACGCAGGCTGACGAGTATGGCTATCTGGTTGAGGAATGCTGCTGCGGCGCCACGTTCTCGGGTGGCTACGCAGACCATTTGGCTTCTGAGGTTGATAAAACCCTCGGAGTACTCACCCGTGAATACCTGGCTCGCCATGCGTCTGGTGGCGGCTCCATCAAGAAGACCGCAGCAGAAGCGCGGCAGCACATTGTTGACCACCCTCCGCGTCCCAGCGGTGTGGATGACCCGCCCAACCCCGGCTATGTGGGCGTAGAGACCCGATGGGTGTCGGGATGGAGCGAGGCATGACGCACCACTACCCGACGGAATCCCCGAATGACTTCCCCCTAGGCACAACGTTCGTCCGATTCGGGGTTGGGGTTCCGGTGGCAGTCCTGTGCCGCATGACCGGTGCCCAGTTGTGCAAGGAGATCGGGTGGAAGATCTTGCCTCCCCGTGTGGGGCGTCATCGCAAGGAGGGGGCGGTGTGATTCAGGTTCATTGCAGGGAGTGCAACCGTGTGTGGGACCAGAGCTGCACGGATTGCGCTGAATGGAAAGCGGACCGTCACTCGATCAACACGGGGCATACGGATATTCACATCATCCCGGACACCACACCACCGCCTGTACGGGTGGGGCAGGGGTGGGCGGAATGGCTCACGAAAGGACAACCATGACCAACGAGTTACGTGACGTACTCACAGAAGCACTCAAAGCGCATAGCCGCCGGATTGACCCCAACCATCCCGGATACGGAAACTGCCGATGCGGATTCACAGTATCTCATCCGAACGATCACCCGGCCCATCTCACCGATGTCCTCCGGTCTCTTCCTGGTGTGGCGGTAATCCAACTACCCGAACCCGACGAGGACGGGCACTTCTGGTGGGGCCGCAACTACGTGTTCGTGGATGACGACGGGCTGATCGTGACGAAGTACGGCACGACGTTTGGTGACGCTGACGATGTGCGAGAGGTTGCCGCCGCATTCCTGGCCGCCGCTGCTGCTGCGGCTGTAGCCGAGGGGGAAGACAACCATGGCTGACGAGATCGAGTGCCGCTGGTGCCGCGAAGTCATCCGCCCCAACCAGACCGGTGGCTGGTACCACGTCGCAACCAGATCCCATGCGTCCGATCAGCGGTGCTTCATGTACGCGACACCCGCTGAGAGGGGGGGAGACAAGTGAGCGAGGAGGACCGCGAGCAGTGCGAGGCGGCTACAGGGGATGGCCGCCAATGCAAACGAAGCGGAGCCCCCTGCATTCCTGACGCGCAAGGCTTGCAATACCTATGCGCCCAGCACTGGCGCAACGTGTGCCAACACCAGAGCACCCGGGTGATCGGTCCAACGTCCCCCGATGGGCGCGGCGAATGGCACCAGGAATGCACACAGTGCGGATATGTGACGGCGACGGGAGTCGACCTGTGAGCGACGTTGTAGAGCGCGCAAAAGCAGCACTGGAAGGCGCGTATGAGGGTCCGTGGGTTCAGGTCGGGGGCGGGAATATAAACGTTGATCCGGTCGGTCACCGCCCTCCTGTCGCGAAGACCTGGACGCGGGGGAACGGCGAGTTCATTGCCCAGGCTCGCACTCTCGTTCCCGAGCTTGTCGCCGAAGTCGAACGACTCCGGGCGCAGGAAACACGAATCCGAGAACTGTGCGAGCGCGCCATGGCGCTTCACGACCCATGGGCAGACGACTGGAAAGGTGATCGAGTTGTCCGCGCTGACGCCATCCTCGCTGCACTGGATACCGAGGAGGAAGCATGAGCGACGACGCATTCCATGCATCCGTAAAAGCCGCAGTGGACAAGTACGGCATCACCGCCGTGGCAGCCAAGTGTCAGACAAGCCTCCTGGTCGTACGCCGATGGACCGAAGGGTTCCCCCCGTATGGCACCGCTAAGGCATCTGTTCTGAAAGCAATCGACTCGTTGGAGGAAGCGTGAGCACTCCTGAGCGTGCAGCGTTGGTTGAGCGGTCCGCGCAGGCCATCTATGAACAAACCTCAGCAGGGCGGTTGTTTCCTTGGGACACCCTGACCGAATCACACAAGGTGCAGTGGCGGGCCATGGGGGATGCTGCGTTTGATGTCCTGATCGACGCATGGGCGCCTCCGTGGTGAACAAGATCGTGTCCCCTGCCGATCACATTGACCGGGCCAAAGAGGAAGCCGCCGCGGGGGATTACCAAGCAGCGCAGGTCCACGCCCTGATCGCATTACTTATCAGGGGTTGATTCGATGATCGTCGCCGTTTCTCCAGGTAGGCAGCCGATCTGACAGCGCACACATGTTTCCGATTACCGACACTCGTAGGGAGATGACGACTATGCCGACCACAGAGCATGGATCAGACGTCCAGCACTTGAGCCCTGAACACCGCGATCGTGCTTGGCGCGATAGGTTCAACGCCCGGTGGCACTATGACTACGGCGGGTGGATTCGTACCAGGCCGCAGGATGAGGCGTCGACCTTCGCTTTGATCCCAACCAAACACTACGGACCGTTCACTGAGGATCACTCGTGTCCTGCCTGCCTGGTGGTACACCCACCTGAGGATTGCCCCGTCCTAAGTGGAAACACCGACATGTTGGTTGTTTTCGATTACGACACCTCGCCCAACAAGGCACAAGCGGATACAGCTGACGATGACCCCAGATAACCATCGCACAACTACTCAACACAAAGGACCAACCCTGATGGGTATGTACACCGAGTTCTACTTCCGCGCCAACATCACCGACAACCCCCACACCGCAGCCACACCGATCACTGATTGGCTCGACCGCAACATCAACGGAGATGGCGGGTTCGAGGAACCATTCGATGACCACCCGTTTTTCTCCACCGACCGATGGGGCCGAGTGTTCATCGGTGGCGGAGCGGTGTACCAGGAATCCCGCCAGCCAATCTTCCGGCGTAAAGCCGGAGAACCGTGCCAGCACCACCAACTGGTCATCTCGTCCTCGCTGAAAAACTACGGCGACGAGATCAACGCCTTCCTGGACTGGATCAACCCGCACCTGGACATGCACATCGGAGATTTCCTCGGATACAGCCTCTACGAAGACTCGTGCGACGACAGTGACCACTACCGGGAACACCCGCGGTTGTTCTTCATGGGTCGCGGTGAGGTGATCGCGTGACTTTGTCTGTGATTCTTGCTTCCCAGGCTCGTTTCCTCGTTGAGAGCCCTGTTTGTCCGGCGTGTTTCCAGCCCCGCGCCGAGCATTCCACCGACTGCAAAGGACACCACAAATGAGCGACCCGCAGTCAACCCGCGACCGGTTGATCGCCAACATCGAAAACACCATCTGGAACGCACTCGAACAACAAGACGGTCCATACGTGGACCGCGAAATGGGCATGGTCGACGCGTCCGGCGCTGGCCTCGACATGACCGCTGTTGCTGCTGCTGTCGCGGACATTTTCGTCGATTCTGAAGACGACTGTTCGTGGTGCCACAGTCCGTGTGCTGTAGGTGGATGGTCTGAACCGGTCGATGTCGGGTCGATTGTGCAGTCTGAACCCAACCAGGAGGGGATCACTGATGTCTGATGCTCGTGTGGGGGCGTGGATCGCGGCGTGGGACGCGCTCAACGCCGCCACCAACACCCTCAAAGAATGCCCCATTCAAGACCCCGACGAGTATCGGGCGTTCTGCCAACTCCAAGCAGACATCTACGCCCACCTCGCCGACGTCCCGGCAGAGGTCGGTGCCGCCGCAGCGGAATGGCTTGAACACCGCGAGAAGGAACTACGGGAACAGAAACGTCGGGAACAGAAAGAAGATATGTTCAGGAAGGCGTTCGACAAGTGACCCAACCCCAGGAAGCTGACGGCAACATCGTCGAGGCCCGCAAGAAACTCGGCATCGCCATCTCAGCACTCATCGACCCCAAACCCGTCACACGCCACCTCGAAGACGGCACCAGCCGCATCGAATGGCTCGACAGCCTCTACGACCAACTCGTAGATGCTCTCCCCGGCGGGCAAGGCAACGCATCCCGAATCCCACAATCATCCCCACCCATGTGCCTCGACGCAGTCGACCTGCTCCGAGACATAGAAGCCCAAACCGCCGCGTGGGAACCCAAACCCAACCTCGACGCCTCAATCGACAACCCGCAACCCATCGCCGTGCAACGCCTGCAAGCCATCGATAAACGCCAGTGGAGACCCCAAGACACCAACCTGGTAGACGACATGACCGCGTCGATCCACAAGTGGTGCGACAAGATCACCGCAACTCTGAATCCGCAGCGGAAGTGGACCCTGCCCAACCCGTGCCCCGCGTGTAACACCGCTGTGGTGTACCGCAAGAACTCGTCCGGCGACCCGGTGAGGAAACCTGCACTGGAGCTAGGCCCCCGCGGCTGCGAATGCCAAAACTGCCACACCACCTGGGCACCCGAACTGTTCCAGCACCTCGCCCAAGTGCTCGGATACAAACTCCCGCAAGGAGTCCTCGAATGATCAACACCATGAACACCATGCGCGGATGGGTCGACCGATCTGATTGGCGTGTGTTCCTCGTAGCCCAGATCCAGTCATGGATTGTCATGTCCGCACTACTCGCGTTCGCCTACGCAATCGCAACAGGTCAACTGGTCTTCTACCTAGCCTCAGCGGCCCTGATCGTTGTCGAAGTTCCTCTAGGCGCGACGTTCATGACGCAATGGCGATTCGACCTGAATCGGTACATGAATGTCGCGCAACAAAGAACTCCGAGGAAATGTTGACGCTTGCAGCGAATGGTGCATGCGGAATGGCGAATTGTATGGCACTATAAACGTTGGCACTACAAGTGTCTTCAAAGCGCCCCGACCCACACCGGTCCGGGGCGCTTGCCATTTCGGGAGGTGATCCCCGTTGCCTACCTTCGCCACACCACGATCCCTCAACGACCGCATCACCGACGCTCTCCGCAATGTGCGCCTCGCCCGCGAAGATGGTGACCCGGTGATCGTTGAGGGTGCTGAGCGGCTCCTGGATCAGTTGCTTGACCGGTTGCCCCGCTCCACACACCAGGAGAGATAGCACCACCATGTCTGACTTCACCGAAATCGGTAAAGCTGCCGCGAAGGTTTTCGAGGACGGTATCCGCGCAATGATTGCGCAGGAACTTGATGCCCGCGGCGTCAAAGGCCCCGTGGTCAACAACATCAACGTCGGGACACTCACCGCTAGTGAGGCTGCGGCGGAGTACGTCGAGATGCAGCAGCGTGAGGGCGGCTACGGCGCTGCTGGGGTTGCTCGGGGACTCTGATGCCGCTCCTGCATTTACGGGTGTGTGAGCATTGCGACCGAACCCGGTTCGCGGCTTGTGGCAAGGCCTGCCGTCTGCCTGCTGATATCGATCCGGACAGTTGGCGGCAGAACTTGCAGGACGGTGCCGGCACCATCGGCGGCCCCGAATGACCGACGTCGAACAGCTCCGCAAAGAAGCATTCGCATCCCTCGAAGACACCATCGCCAAATTCGCGGACCTGCAAAACCAACACAACGCAGTGACCGACACAGGCGCAGAGATGGCCGTCGATGCCGTTCTCCTCATCGGCATGCAATACCTCGATGACGACGGTGACCGCGGCGGCTACGTGAACATCATTCCTCGTGGTGGTTGGCAGCCCGGATACATCACTGCGGGTCTTCTGTCGATGGCCCAGGCGAGAGTGGTGGAGAGCCACACATGCAGTGGGCAGGACGACTGATGAAACCCGGCGACATTGACGTCATCGCCTCCGCCGACGATGAGCAACAGGTCATCGACAACACCCTTGCTGATCTCGGCTTAACCTTCGATGAGCTGGCGGAAGAAGCTGAAACGCGCAATTTTTCAACCGTTGAGGCTAGGTTAGCGTGGTTGTTGATAGGTGAGCTGTATTACAGCCGGCCTATCGGTGGACAAGCCTTCGGGCGGGATGAGTGATGTTGCCATGAAACGCCGCGCGGCCCGGATCATGCGACGCGCAGCACGCCGCCTGATCGCCGTGTCCCGACGGTTGGACCCACCCAAAGACGAAACCCGCCTCTACACGGGCAGCATCTCCCAGCTGATCCTGGACCGCATCGAAACCACCCCACCGTGGATGCGGCAGACCCTCACCGTCCCGGATCCGGAGCCGTGGAACGCTACTGGCCTGTACCGGCCACCATCACTACTCACACGCATCTGGTGGTGCATCCGCGGCTAGACCCGCGTCACATTCCCGCACTGATCCACCGCTAGGACGAACCGTTTCTCTCCACCAGTCAGGGCGATGACAAGCCACACCGGCAGCCACAAACCGCACAGCAGCACCGACACCAGCAGGTGCAGTACATGGTTCACCCGCTGACCGGTAACAACTACCGCCGTGTACGGGGTCACCGATTCGATGCGGCCACGCGAACGGGCCAGCTCCGTCGACACATACTCCTGTAAGCGTTGCTGACGCACCGGATCCGGCACCGGAACGGTCGACACCACCACCGGTGCCGCTGCCTGGTCTTGGGCGACCCTCACCGCTGTGACCACACCACCCACCAGCAGGCACACACCTGCCAGGGTGAACAACTCCACCCCCGTCACCGCGGCAAGCAGGAACGCCACAAACGAACCCGCAACCAAACCGGCCGGCAGCGCGAACCGCTCAACCAGTACCTGAGAATCCCCACTCATAGCAGGTGACGGTACAGCAGTACGCCCACAAATTTGCATGGACTGGACAGGATGAATAGCAAACCACCAGATCTGTCGATCCTGATCTGCTCCGTCTCCGAGCGGCATGACAATTTCGCTATCGCCATTCAACGCCAGATCTACAATCAGATCGCGAAGCTTGACGACCCCACCAGGGTTGAGGTTCTCGTCCTCACCGACACCCGCTCCATGAGCATCGGGACGAAACGCAACCACCTAGTACGGATGGCATCAGGCCGATACACCGTCTTCGTTGATGATGACGATGAGGTCGCAGACAACTACGTTTCCGCGCTCCTGAAAGCCGCTGAATCTGGTGCGGACGTTTTGACGTTCCAGCTGGAATACCGGCTGAACGGAATCAAACGGTGGATCACGAGACAATCGATCCGATACACCGACGATCACGTCAACAAACTCAACACGCCCCGCCACACCAGCGCTGTTCGCCGCGACATCGCGTTGGCGTTGCCGTTCGTGGAATCGTCTTACGGTGAGGACGCGGACTGGGCCAAACGACTCCTGTCGGTCGCTAAGACAGAACGTGTCATCAACGAAGCCCTGTACATCTACTGCGATGTACCCGCCACATCAGTGGCACGCCAGTACGCCGCGGAACACAGCCCCAACGCCTACCGGCAGTGGCTGGATGCGCAACCCAAACAGGACTACAGCCTTGGTCGCCGCCTCGGCAACCAGATGACGTCCACCCTGCAGCATGCACTCTCGCTGCAACCCAAGGGCACGGCACTGGAGTTCGGCGTCGGGCAGGGCAAAACGTTGCGCATGATCGCGCAACAAATGCCGGTCGTCGGGTTCGACTCATTCCAGGGGCTCCCGGATGATTGGGAACCAGGCAGGTTTGAGAAGGGCCACTTCGCCTGCGAGCCGCCCCAGGTCGACAACGCAACCCTCGTGGTCGGCCTGTTCGAGGACACACTGCCAACGTTCACCTTCCCCTACCACGTCGGCTTGGTGCACATCGACTGCGACCTGTACTCCAGCACCATGACTGTGCTGAACCACCTGCAACCCCACCTACACCGCGGCTGCATCCTCGTGTTCGACGAGTACCACGGCGCCCAACGCTGTGTGGATCACGAGCAACGCGCCTTCCGGGAATGCGCCGAACGAACCGGGATCAAATGGACTGTGATCGGTCACGGTCCCGAACAGTGGAGCATCCGCCTCTCATGACTACGGTCGCCTTCATCATCCCTTTCCGGGACCGCGGGAAGGATCCACGCCGGCCGGCGAACCTGAAACGCGTCATCGAACACTGGAACACCTGCGGGCAACAAGTTCTCGTCGTGGACGACGGACGCACCGGAGACGCCCAGTTCAACCGCAGCGCCGCCTACAACCGCGCCACCGCACAAACCGCCGCTGATGTTCTGGTGTTTACCGAAAGCGACCTGATCGTCCCATTCGCCCAGATCGAACAGGGCATCAAACTCGCTGTGTCCGCCCCGGGTTTGGTGGTGCCGTTCTCCAAGTTCATGGCCATCACCGAACACGACTCGATCGCCGTGCGGGAACACCGACTCGAACCGGCAGCCGCCGACGCCCACCAAATCCGCAAGGACCGCAAGTCCATCGGCGCCGTCAACATCGTCTCCCGCCAATCCCTCAACCTCATCGGCCAATACGACGAGGGTTTCGAAGGCGCCTGGTATGACGACGACGCCATGGAGCTAGCGTTCCGTGTCTGCTGCGGACCAACCCGCTTCGTTGACGGCCCCGGCTTCCACCTCTACCACCTGTCCGGTGGAGGAGGCGCACACCTGACCGCCGCGGACAAAGCGGCAACCGAACGCAACAAGCAACGCTTCGAACGGTACCTACAGGCAACAACCCCCGAACGGATTCGGGAACTCACCGCCGGATGAGGTACGCGATCGGCATCGTCGGCCACACCTCACGCCTCACCAAAGCTGAGGCACTGGCCGACACAGTGCAAGCCGACTACCTGTCCATCGACGACGGCACCCTCGGGTGCGAGGGCAACCACCGCAAGGTGTGGACCCACCTCGCCCAACGAGACACGGACTGGACAGTGGTACTCGAAGACGACGCAGTCCCCTGCAACAACTTCCGCGAGCAACTCACCCAAGCACTCACCGCCGCACCCACACCCATCGTCAGCCTCTACCTCGGACGCCAACGCCCATACGCCTACCAACACCGCATCGAAGCCACCATCACCACCCCCGCATGCTGGCTCCTCGCCCCACGACTCCTCCACGCAGTAGCAGTCGCCATCCACACCAACCACATACCCGACATGCTCAACAGCCTGCCGCCCCGCACATCCATCGACCGCGCCATCAGCACATGGACCGATACCGTCGCCTACACCAACCCCTCACTGGTCGACCACAGCGACAACGGCACCGTCGCCCACCCGCCCGGCACCCGCCAACCCGGCCGCGTCGCCTGGCGGTTCGGCACCCGCGACCGGTGGACCCGCGACGCCGTGCACCTCTGACCAGACCAAACGCGAAAATGCCCCTGACCTGCGGAAACGCGGCGGTCGAACGGGCGTTCGAAGAGGTGGGGGGGGCCCCGACCCCGACCCCCCGAGAGCCCCTCAGGGCAT